CTACAATTGTTGACGCATTGTTGACGAATTTTTTCGGGGATTTAATTTATCTAATTTATCCGCTGTAGCTTTGTTGACACTCTTGGAGATATGAGCATAGGTGTCCGCTGTTGTTTGAAATGAAGAATGACCCAGTCTCTCTTGAATAATTTTAAGATCAGTCTCATTCTCAAGAAGTATAGCAACGTGACTATGGCGTAGATCATGAAACCTTATATGTCTTATATTATGCCTTTTACAAAACTCCCTCCACCATTTCGTTGGTAGCGTGTGATATAATGGTTTGCCAAAGCCCGCATGGAATATATATTCGTTAACTCCTCCACTCCAAAGTTCACCTACTTTTAATTTTTCCTTTTTCCATTCCAACGAATATTCCTTAAGCTCTTGAAAATACCATTCAGGCATAGTTACATTTCTTTTAGAACCCTTGGTTTTTGGCTCTTTAATTATTGCTTGTCCATTTACCGTTAGGGAAATACTTTTATTAACAGAAATAAATCCTTCTTTGAAATTAATGTTGTCCCACTCTAATGCCAGAATCTCACCGCGTCTTAACCCTCCTAATATTGCTGTAAGAATAAACAATCGCCACATGGCAGATTCTTTGTATAAAGATTCAATCACTCTCTGAGCTTCGGATTCATCGTAAAATTTCATTTCAGTTTTAGTTACTTTCGGTTTTTTTACTCCTTCCATTGGATGTTTACCGATTAGTTGCCATTCTACAGCCCGATTAAATAAGTTTCTTAGTATTCGATAAATGTATTCAATCGTTCCGCTTGACAACTTTTCGCCTCGTCCATCCTTTCTTGCCCCAGGTAAACTGAGGTCATGTAGGAATGAGGTAATGTGAAATGGTTTTATTTCATCAAGTCTTTTTAGTCCGAGTGTTGGAATTATATGATTGTTCAAATGATGCTGGTAAGTTTTAAATGTCAAAGGAGACAATTCTTTTACTGCATATTTGTCTTTCCATTCGTCTACGAATGATCCAATAGTCATTTTTTCAGGAGATATGTACTCTCCCGCCTCAACCTCAAGTTGAAATTTTGCTAGTTCTAATTCTAAATGATTACTTAATTTTCTTGGTGTTTTTAGTAATTTTTCATCTACTCGAACTGTTTTAGTACGTTTAATCCGCTTACCCTTCGCGTCTTTCCCGGCCTCAACCACAAGAAGATAAGAATTGTCCCCTCGCTTTTGGATACTTGCCATTTTTTTCTCCTTTCAATTTATGCAGTTTCGTATAATTTGTTGAACTTTTCCTATAATCTGTATACAATTCAGTTCTTGACCTTTAAATATCCTTGGTGGAAACGTAGGGTTCGATGGGTAAAGAACAATAGAATCGTCTTTCTTATAAATTCGCCTGATTGTACATTCTTCGTTATCAACAATTACTGCTGTTAGTCCAAAATAATCCTCATTGTGTTCTTCTTTAATCAATGCAAGGTCGTCCGGCATAATTCCATCCCCTATCATTGAGTCTTCTTTAATTAAAATGTAGAAATAATTGTCATCTGTAAGCTCTAAATCCTCCCATCTTTCCCCTAAGTAGTTTTTAAAAACTAAACCATTCGGGCTTGTTAAAACTGAACCATAAATAGGGATTTTTATCCTATTTCTTTTGGAATTGAAAACATCGTTATTCTGTAGGTCACTGATTTCGTTACCTTTAGTTAACTCTTCTAGTCCTCCATTTTTACCAAGTTCGTCAATCAAGTCATCGTAGAACTTTTTGTACTCAGGAATACTTGAAATATATTTGTCCGTATCTATCTCGTCCATTTGGTCAGGTATAGGGTATTTTTTCTCTAATTCAATACCTTTTTTCATTAAAGATGTATTAATGTTCATTAGGCTTTTTTGAATTTTCGGATGTGACTTTTCTATCGTAGCTGCCCAAATTAATTCAAGAGGATCGCATCCAATTACTTCAGCGATAGCTTCAGTGATTTCGTCAGATGGTGGCTTAACGATGCCACTCCTCAATTTAGATATATAGGATCTGTCTAATTTAATTCCTTTTTGATTTACCTTTCTTGCTATTTCCGCCAGGCTCATTCCACTTTTTACAATGGAGTTATTTAATATCTCAACATAACTCATAAAGATCACCATTTTCTATTCGTTTTATTTAATATAACACAAGTGTGAAAAATTATTCAACACTTCAATTTTTGCCTGTGAAAAATATTCATTGACAATCCAGTATCGAGGAGGTATTCTATACTTGTGACGTGAAAAAAAATCACGATCATGTGAATGGTATTCATTACAGGGGGGTGAAAATATGAAATACTCACAACTAATTGATGCAGGTATAAAGCTTAAAAACTACAACCACTCTGAAGTCGTTTTGAAATTGAAAGAACGCGGCGTGAATGTAGATAGAACATTTTTAAGTAAATTAAGAAACGGTAAGTATACATCAACTAAAGATGAGTTGAATGTGGCGTTAGCTGACGTTCTTGGGATTGACCGAGACCTGTTACGTGTTGCTGCTATAAAAGAAAAACTACCTTCAGATATTTTAGAATTACTTAAAAAAATCGGCTGAGCGGGTGATGTGCATGGAAAGATCAACTTTAACAGTTTTAGAGGTTGCGGCTTATATAGGAGTATCGGACGATACGATTTATAGCATGGTTCGAGAAAAACAAATTCCGTATGTTCGTGTGAGGCGCCGAATTCTGTTTAGGAAAGAAACTATTGATGCCTGGATGAGTCAACAAGAACAGCAATTAAAAAACGGCGGCATAGCTTAATACGGAAAAGGAAAACACATTGGAAGGAGCAATGAAATGAATCAAGGAGGTAACAAGGCAATGAACATTACGAAAGTGTTAGACGACTACATTGGATCTGAGGTTTCGAAGACGGGAAGTAGCGAGGAACAAAAACAACTAATGTGTAAGTTGCTTCATGAAGAGTTGAAGAACGCAAGTGCAGAAGAACTGCTTCCGTTTTTTAGGAGCATGGACTTGAAAAAAAGGGAACGACAAGTTGTGGTAACCCTATCGTTCCCAGTGGATATTACTTGGTCAACCTTCCTTGATGTAACTTAATCCTTTTGTTGTTTGGCAATAGCAAATACATCGTTCTCATCAGTTGCGATATCCCTCATGTATAAGATGTTGAATTGCTTTCCAGTCATAAAAACGAAAAGGAGCTGAAGTTGAATGAATGAAGAAAGCATACCGAACAGCAAGTTTGAAATAGGCGATTTCGCAATGCTACAGGGAGGACAAAAAATTGTAGAAATAGTAAGCAAGACGTTTCCAGAAAAATATGGAAAGTGGAGATATGACATCTGCTACCTAGACATTGACAAGGTAAAAAATACGGTATCTGGCAATAGGAGAATACACTTGTGCGAAGAAGAAAATCTCGAAACTGTGACGGATCCCCACCTGTTACTTCTAATAAAGAAATTCCATTTTGAAGAAAAAATACGGGATATCAAAGCTGAGCTAAAACAATTAGAAACGGATGTAGACAAAATTGAATATGCCCTTCATATTATTACGCCAAAATCAGAGGAGGGAGCAAGAAAATGAATGAAATAGAATCTATAAAAAGACATCTCGAACAACTCAAGTCACAGCTTACTAAAATCAACAGTTATCACGGATGGCTCTATGTGTGGACTCAAGATGAAACGATGGTTTTTATGGATTTCGCCCTAGACAGTGAACTACGGGCGCTAATAAAAAGGAAACTCGAAGACAGCATAAAATTTTGTGAAGAACGGCTGAAGGAGCATGAAAATGAATAAATCAGCATCTGTAAAAAACGACTTAAACGTCTCAAGTGGCTCGATGAAGCGAATGCCTATAGTGAAGCTTTAAGCAAAGTATACAAGCATTAATAGATTGTGATTTAGGTCTAGAACCAAAAGGGAGGATATGTTCAATGAAAGAAACTGGAATTGTAAGAAAAGTTGATGAATTAGGACGGTTAGTAATTCCGAAAGAACTTCGCGACACTCTGGATATAAGTGAAGGAGAGCCGCTTGATATCTTTGTCGATGAGAATAAAGTAATCCTTCACAAGTATAACCCCGGTTGCACGATTTGCAGATCAATAGAGGATCTTATTCGTGGTCCCCAAGGAAAGCCGGTTTGTCGTAGTTGTTTGGAAGAATGATTTAAAAATTGAAATAGGAGGTGAGAAACATGTTTACCGAACAAGCTAAGCAGATTGTTGAACGTCAGATTGAGTTACTTGCACAAACGAACGAATCGTTGAAGGACAACCCTGAGCAATTAAGGAAAAATGCAGAAACGATCATTGCACTGATCAATTTCAGGCTACCAATTGATAGGAAGTTTAACCTTTGATCTAAAAAATGGAAAGGAGCTATACATGAAACAACTACAAGTATTCAACTTCACTGGGAAAGATGTTCGCGTCATTATGAAAGACGGTCATCCGTGGTGGGTTGCGAAAGATGTTTGTGACGTGTTGGGAATTAAAAATAACCGCGACGCTCTTAGTCGAATGGATGAGGATGAAAAGGGCGTAGTTTCAATCGACACCCTTGGCGGAGCGCAACAAATGCAAGTCTTAAATGAATCTGGATTATATTCGCTCATCCTTGGCAGCCGCAAACCCGAAGCCAAACAGTTTAAGCGTTGGGTGACTCACGAAGTGCTGCCGGCTATTCGCAAAACAGGCATGTATGCGACTGACGAACTCTTAGATAATCCAGACTTGCTCATACAAGCGGCAACAAAGCTAAAAGAAGAACGTGAGGTAAGGCGGCAGCTTGAAGACCAAGTGAAATCAGATAGACCCAAAGTATTGTTTGCTGATTCTGTAACAGCCAGTCCAACATCCATACTGGTAGGCGAGCTGGCAAAGATGTTGAAACAAAACGGCTTCGATATAGGAGAAAAAAGGCTCTTTGAATGGATGCGCAAACAGGGCTATTTAATTAAACGAAAAGGAACGGACCGCAACATACCGACACAACGGGCAATGGAAATGGGACTGTTTGAGATCAAGGAAACCGCAGTCACTCACAGTGACGGACATGTCACCATTAGTAAAACATCCAAGGTAACAGGCAAAGGACAGGTTTATTTCATTAATAAGTTTAAGGAAGGGGCGACAGCATGAAAGCAATTCAAGAAATCATTCACCCACGTAACAAGTTAGAAGATGTATCGGATTTGTTTCGCGCAATCGAGGATGTATGTATTGGTTTAGAAGCCGAATCTTTTGATCACGTGGAAGCTACAGTGTGCATTTTAAAAATTGTAGAACATTTTTACAGCAAGAAGGCCGCCAAAGAAATGACGACCAATTTCGTAATTCATTTAGATTCTTATGAAGCGTTACCTAGCATTGAGGTTCTAGCTCAGACACTAAAAGAACAATTTAAACGTTCTTGCGCAACAGGTGGTACAAGAAATCGACGTTAGTCTGCAATACAAAAAAACAGGAAAGGAACATCAAAATGAAACAATTACAAGAACAAAGAATCAGGGAAATTGTGCAGGAGGAATTGGGGAAAAGAGAGGCTACCTCTGTAACGTTAACCCCCAAAATTACAATTTCTCTTGATGCTTCAATAGAGAAGATTATCGAAAAAATCCTTGCTGAATTTGAGGAAGCTAAAGAAGAAGCAGAAAGGAACTGTACATGACTCAAATTGAAAAATCCTATCTTGCAGCACTGGCGAGACGGCGTAACCTCGATCTTATATTGTACATGGAAGCCGTAAGTCAAATCGAAGCCATCATAGATTCACCGTCATTGCGCAACAAAACAAGAAACGAGACTAGGAATGCATTATCCGCTCTTAAACTGATTAAGGTTATACTACGCTCTCTTAAACAAGAACTGGGCAGGAGGGGTTCACTTGAAGGCGAAAAGCATTGTGCTAATAACCGGGGATGAATATACAGACGTTGAAATAAAGCCGGTTCAAGATGGGTTCTTGCCCAAAGAAATGGATGCCATGATCGCCTTATCATTGGGCAAGAAAACGGTCTACATCAATGCGGCTATGGTCGTATCACTTGAATTAGAACCTGAATTATCAGTTCTATAATCACTTCTTCGTTTGAGACAATAAAGCAAACTATTTGAAGGGAGAAATTGCATGAAGTGGATTACTCTGAAATCTCTAGCTATTACAGTATCCATACTCACTGCATGGCTTTTATTTCTTGGCATTCTGGCGGACATACAAAAAATAAGGCTCAACCAACGATATAAACAACTGGTTGAGCAAAGAGAAGAATTAAATGAATGGTATAGTGAGGAGCTTACTCGTCTTCAAGATCTTGTTGACCAATCTGAGCATCATCTGAAGATTCAGGAATACTTAAAATAATTGAATCTAATAACTTTTCTAAGTAATCTTCGATTCCCGCAATTTGATTTTTCTGTTGGTTGTTGTTACGTAATTGACCTATTAATTCTTGATGATGACGTTCTTTCTGTTGGATATTTTCCTGATGATGGCGCTCTCTTTGATTCACTTCTTCACGATGAAACTGTTCAAGCATGTCAGAACTCTGAGAAGAAAGAAAAATTGTAATGTATATGGCCATGACCTGTAGTGAAAAGTTCAGGAGAGCCTCTAAATTCCATCTTTTTTTCTTTGATTTTACTATAAGATCATCAACTTGCAACTTTGTTTCATGATCTTTGATATAAAAATCTTTTAAAGTAGAAGTGACTCCATCTATGTGTGGATAAATTTCGTCTAGAATAGGAGCTTTAAGATTCTTTAAGTTTGCAAGAGTCTCTGAGATTCTTCGACTTTTCTCAGCAATTGGCTTCAATTTTGTTTTCCAATCAATAGTTAACTTTCGAAGCTCTTGCTGTTTCTGAATAGCTTCGAAAGTAGGCGCTAGATTTTTGAATGACATTTGTAATTGTTGCGTTATCCGGAAATCACGACTTATTAACTTCATTTGAGTCTGAAGATGTTGAGTGGGAAAACTCATACGATTCAAATACTCGTTTATGCGCCTTATATTTTTTAAAGCATCATTAATATTCAATGTTTCACCGCCTTTCTACATAGAATGATAAGTCTCGACAACTTCCATTCTACCAGAAAGGAAAATATTTGAAAGGGGAATGGATATGACTCTATCAGAAACACTCTTCAAAGAGACGGGAAGATCATCGGGCGTGGTTTATGCTACTGGTTTATTAAAGGGCCGGGAAGTACTCCGCATGGTAGCAGATTGCAGAGCGCAGGAAACAATTCGGACGACTGCCCAACGAATTTTAGATGATGCTAAGGTGGCAGTTGTTCGAATATCAGATGAATCTCTTGATAGGTTAGGGAATTATTATGTTCTTTTCAACGTTTGGTTAAAGCATCGTATCAATTTTGAACAGTTTGTTAATGAGGTCCAAACAGGAAAATGGAAAGTTCGACTGGATCAAGGAGGTGTAATATATGACCGCTCAAGGAATTTATGATCTTTACATGAGTGTCTATGAAAAATATCTGTTTTCAGAAGATCCTGCAGAAGTAGAAATGTTGCATGAAGAGCTACAAGAAATACGCCACAAATTTGGAATCGAGGAGTAAAAGGATGCTAGAGAACTGTATGGTTGAACCTTACTTTATTCGCAAAATAGAATCGTTCAAGCAAGACAAACCTACATGTGATTGTGGAGCATGGGCTGCAGTAAGTATTAACGGAAAATTGCGCTGCTGGGACTGCGCAGAAGATGAAGGCGTGGAGCTTTTGAGAAGGAGGTGAGTAAGTTGTCAGGAAAGATCAGAATCCAATTTACTACAGATCCATTTGATCAATGGAGACTCAGCCAAGTGGGAGGATATATAGAACGGTACAGGGGCAAAGAGGTATTTGCTTTTGATCGTCATGATCAATATATGAAGTACTTACAACTGAATACACAAAGAAAAGAGTAGACTGCTGCAACAGTCCACTTAGAAAAAAACAATTTGAAATCATTTTAACATATTTCATTCTTATTACAAGTCTGGAGGACAAATAGATATGTTTGAAGATACCCAACCCATTGATTATTCCAACTACCTGCCGGTAGAGCCGCCTGTCCAATCTGCAACCGTACAGATGGCAAACACCCGGCAAACAGAAGAAGTGAAGGCAGCTATCTTCATGGCCAAACAGTTCCCTAGGGACCAACAAGCTTCGTTTAATCGCATCATCCAATCTTGTAAGAGAAAAAAACTGGCAGAGGAAGCAGAGTATGAGTTTCCAAAAGGCGGTTCTAAAATAAGTGGTCCTTCTATCCGGCTTGCTGAGGTTGTAGCGCAGGCATGGGGGAACATCGACTACGGTTTGATTGAATTGGAACAGCGCCACGGAGAATCCAAGGTAATGGCATATGCTTGGGACATTGAAACAAATACTCGCAGACAGATGACTTTCACGGCTCGCCATGAGAGAAAAGCCAGAGGGAAGACTCAGAAACTTGAAGATGCTCGGGATATTTATGAAATGGTTGCTAACTTAGGCGCTCGTCGTATGAGAGCTTGTATCCTTGGAGTCATTCCGGGAGATATCATTGATGCAGCTTTGGAACAATGTCGCAAAACTTTAAAGGATAGTTATAAGGAACCTTTGGCAGACCGAGTCAGAAACGCATTTCAACAATTTCAGGAAAAGTATGGTGTGACCAAAGAAATGTTAGAAGATTACATTGGTTGCAGTCAGGAAAGCTTTACAGAAAATGATTTTCTAAGAATCGGGAACATATGGAAGTCTCTTCGTGACGGCATGGCAAAGAGAGAAGATTACTTTAACTTCTCGGCTCCAGCGCATCAAATAAGTAAAACAGAAGAAGAATTCAAACAGTTAAAAAATAAAAAAACTGGTGGTGGTAATGATGTTCCAGCTGAACAATCAGAACTACCACTCAAATGAATCAAATAAACAATACTTTAGCAATAGTCAATATAAAGATTTTCTCACTTGTGAAGCTATGGCTATGGCAAAAATAAACGGTTGGCAACAGCCTTTCACAGATTCACTCTTGATAGGTTCTTACGTCCATGCCTACTTCGAAGGACCAGAAGCATTTGATGAATTCAAGGAAACAAACCCCGGGATATTCTCTTCTCGGGGAAGACCAAAGGAGAATTGAAAGCACAATTTCAGTTTGCGAATCAAATGATCAATGTGATTGAGAATGACCCACTTTGTCTTTTCGTTCTACAGGGGCGAAAAGAAGTAATCATGACAGCGGAGTTTGCCGGGGCACCTTGGAAGATCAAGATAGATAACTATAATCCGGATCGGCTTAGGTTTTCTGACATAAAAACAGTGAAAGAGATACAGAAGGCAATATGGGACCCGCAAAACGGTTACGTATCTTTTGTTGAAGCAAGTGGGTATACAACTCAGATGGCGCTGTATGCGGAGATAGAACGGCGTGTAGTAGGACGTGACGGTTGGATTGAACCGATTATTGTGGCGGTATCGAAAGAAGACCCACCAGATAAGGCGGTCCTTACAATCAATGCGTATGACATTCAGCTAGAGCTGGAGGAGATCGAAAGACATATGCCGCGTTTTATAGAGGTTAAAGCTGGGCATGAAGAGCCTATACGTTGTGAGAAATGCCGTTATTGTCGTGAGACAAAGAAATTGAATAGCATTATCCATTATTCGGAGTTGCTAGCACAATGACTAGAATGACTCCTATACAAACGAAGAGCGCTAAAGGAGTTGTTGACTTGTGCTAAATCGTGTCGTGTTAATCGGTAGGCTGACAAAGGATCCGGAACTGCGGTACACCCCTAGTGGTATCGCTCACGTATCTTTCACGCTTGCTATAGACCGCCCGTATGTAAACCAACAAACGCGTGAGAAAGAGACGGATTTCATCAATATAGTGACGTGGAGACAACTAGCCGAGGCTTGCGCTAACTACCTGCGTAAGGGACGTTTGGCGGCAGTAGAAGGAAGGATTCAGGTGCGTAATTATGAGAACAATGAGGGCCGCAGAATCTATGTAACCGAGGTTGTGGCTGATAATGTACGGTTCCTCGAATCAAGTAAAAATGAAAATAAACGCCCTGAAGACCCTTTCTACGACGATAGCAAACCGCTAGACATTTCAGATGATGAAATTCCCTTCTAGGTGCCGCTATGGACGTAACACAGTACATTCATGATATAAAAGCATACCGGCAACAGGCAGAACAATTTGACGATGACTCACCTGGCGGAATGATCCGAAAGATACAGTTGCTTACCCAGGCTCATACTCTTATGGGCCGGGTATCCGCCTACATGGACGGTCAGTATAAACGCATCTATGCCAGCCGTAAAAATACTTTTGCTGCTGTGAAAGCTGCCAACACAAAAGACAAGATTACCACAGCAGAGTTAGCCATTATAGAACTAAGAGAGCAAGAGGCAGAAGCATATGAAAAGATGCAGTTATGGCGGAATGAATTTACATCATTAACGGAGCATCTGCACGAACTAAGATTACGGTTAAGAATAGATCTTAATATGGGAGGTGGCGGAGCATGAAATTTGAATACAGGCCATATTCCAAAGCACAGCAAGTAAGAAGCAAAAGGGTAAAACTTACGCAAAAGCAGATGGGCGATATAAGCCCCTCGGTGGACGCGGAATTAAAAGCAAGGTCTCAAGGCGTTTGTGAATTTTGTGGGGCTGCTAGAGCCACAGAAAGAGCGCATATAACTGGTAGAAAGCAGATTGATCATAAAACAGAAGTCACCGATCTATTACACACCTGTACAGAATGCCATAGGTGGCTAGATGGAACAGTGGAAGGTATCAGGGCTCGCCGTTGTATGGCAATGCTAATGAAAGCAAGAGAATAGTTGGTGGTCTTATGGATGGATGGATTAAACTGCACCGAAAGATTATTGAAAGTGAGATATGGGAGAAACCGCCCCTTTACATCAAGGTGTGGATCTACCTCCTAGTATCTGCCCAACATTCAACGTTCAAGGGGCTTAAACCTGGTCAGGTAAGGACTTCTATCCCGGAGATTATCGACGCTTGTAAATGGCGAGTAGGCGCCCGGATAGAACGTCCTACCAAGGACCAAATTTATCAAATTATACAGTGGTTACGAAAACCCAACGAAGGGGTACACGAAAGCAACGCGAAGGCAACGATGATCACAACGACGAAAGCAACGCAAGGAATCCTGATAAACATAAGTAACTACGGGATTTATCAGGAATTTGAAGAGTACGAAAGCAATGATGAAGGCAATGACGAAAAAGCTACGAAACAGCCACGAAAGCAACGGCAACCCAACAATATAAACAAGAATGTAAAGAATGACAAGAATGAACAAGAAGAAAAGAATAATAATATACCCTTTTCTGAAATCGTTGATTACCTGAATCAAAAAGCTGGAACCAAATACAGGGTAAATACAAAAGCTACTCAACGGCATATCAGTGCAAGGTGGAAAGAAGGCTATAAGCTTGATGACTTTAAAACCGTGATAGATAAAAAGGTTCAAGAGTGGAAAGGTACACAAATGGAGCAGTATCTTAGGCCGGAAACCCTGTTCGGAACCAAATTCGAAAGCTACCTCAACCAGAAAGGAGTAACGCGGAATGCTCAGCAACAAAGACCAGCACCTTTTAAACCAGACAATGCAAACCATACCCCGGGTAAAACAGAGGCCAGTGTACAAAGCACCGCCAATAGTGGATATGCTGCTGGGGATACCGAACCAGACTGGAGCATCTTTGTACGGGGATAACGAACATGAAGGAACCTACTGCTGTATAAAGTGCCGTACCGAGATGAAACGGACTTATATACCCTTTGTAAAAAAATATGTAATGGCTGGAGCTTGCAAGTGTGATGTGGAACGGATGGAACGGGAAGAGTTGGAGAACGAACGTAAAATGAGAAAGGCCAGGATGGAAAGAGCTTTTGCTAAAAGCATGATGAATGACAGGTTGAAACAAGCGACCTTTGATAACTTCTTGCCTCGACCTGGAACTGAGAGTGTGCGTCAGGCGGCTGAGGATTTCGCATACGGCTTTGAGAACTCAAAGGAAGGGTTATTGATCTTCGGGCGCCCCGGAAACGGGAAAAGCCACCTTCTGGCCGCCATACACCATTATCTTGATGAGCAAGGTTATGTGAGTCTATTTCTGGACTGGTCTCAACTCTCTAATTTGGCGAAAGATACGTTTAGTAAAAATAGCAAAGTAACCGTTACGGACATCGTAAATGCAGCAATAAATGCTGACCTACTAACGCTTGATGAACTAGGTTCAGGGGAACTTACCGAGTATGAATACAAAAGTATCCTTTTCCCGGTTATAAACGGCAGACAAGGGAAACCAACCAATTACACCATGAACCTTGATCTAGGACGGCTTGAAAAGTGGTTTGAAAAGGACAAATACGGAAATCAGCTAGATCCAGACGGTAGATTATTTGACCGCATTATCGGAACCTGTGCGATTTACGAAAATAAAGGCACATCTAAACGCCGGGAAGATGCCATGCGGAGGTTACAAAGTGAATAACATAATTGCTTGCGAGGATATGGATTTTCTGTGGTCCATTTCGGATTTAAAACAAACTAAGAACATGTGGAAACTTGGATATAGTGTTGAGGAGATGGCTCAAAAACTAAACAGGGACCCGGACGAAGTTGCAATACTCATCATGGATTTGTTTAGGCATGGAGAGATAAAAGACCGCCCAGGCGGAGCAAGGGGGAACTAGCATGAACAGATTTATCTTGGAAGGTCTTGTACCGTCTGTAAATCACATGTACCGAAATGCTTACAAGGGCAAAAGAGCTATCAGGGTATTAAGCAAAGAAGCACAGGAATGGTACGAAGAAACGGTCATTCTAGCTTCAAACTGGCGGAAGAAAAACGGGTGGAAAACGGCAGGAGGGAAAGTCATTGTTCGCTTGTGGTTCTACTTTCCGGACAGAAGGAGACGGGATACACATAACGGACTTAAAATTCTTTTGGACGCTTTGGAGGATGCTAGATTTTACGATGATGACAAACATGCGTTACCACAGGTCATGGATTATGGCATCGACAGGGAGCGTCCAAGGGTCGAAATAGAGCTTGAAAGACATGAGTAGGCATAAATGGTCATCCAAGAAAGAAAAGCCCGTAGAACGGACGTTAGATGCCTTAAAACGCATGCCCGGAAGATGCTCGGAATGTGCAGGCTGGAAATTCAAGCTCCGCTATGAAAATAGCGAGTTAATCCGGTTATGTACCGGTTGTGGTTCCAAGGTAAAAGTTTAGGCAAAAAAGGAGTGATCAACAATGAAATCTTTTGAATCTATTTACAAGGCAGTTAGGTATATCAAAAGCGAGCTGTCCAATGTGGAAGTATGGGAAGAACTCTATCTAATGGTAAACACAAATTATAAAGAAATATACGTATCGGACTGCGATGATTTTCTAGAAGACATAATTTCCGGAGATTGGGACCTATGGGAAATGGGCAAAGAGCCAAGTGATCACCTAAAAAACTACCATATTTGGGTTTATGTTGATAAGTCTAATAATTTTAGATTTCCTATTCTTTACAAAGATTTCAAGCCGACTCTTTTATCAAAAAAACATATCAGAAATAAGGTTACACCAGAGGTAAATGTGAGTTTCAATATCTCGAATGGTAGGAGGGGATAGAGCATGTACACCAAGGAAATAAAGCATTGGCGCTACGATATTCCCCGATTGATGGCGAAGGATGGGGCATATTCATCCTTGATGAAACAGGGATGTTTGCTGCGGTAACTGATTATGGGAATTGTGCTTACAAATGGCCTCATAGTGGATGTGAAGACTTTCGCCATTTTTTTGCGCAAGAAAGGACAAATTGGGGATATTTCGGCGGTTCCCGTCAAAATGCACCGTTTCCTAATGCTATTGTCATATTCAGAGGTAAGGGAAAATGAGAAAACTTAGTCTCTTCAGTGGAATAGGCGGGATAGATCTCGCCGCTAAATGGGCCGGTATTGAAACAGTTGCTTTCTGCGAGAAGGAACCCTTTCCGCAAAAAGTCCTGAGAAGACATTGGCCGAACACACCCATATATGACGATGTACACACACTTACAAAAGAGGTGTTAGAAAGGGATGGAATCATCACAAGAAATCGAACAATTGACCTTATTTCCGCCGGATACCCTTGCCAACCTTTCTCCCATGCCGGGAAGCGAAAAGGCAAGGAAGATGACCGTCACCTCTGGCCAGAAGTTGCTCGAATCTTACAGGAAATCCGACCCCGTTGGTTTATTGGTGAAAATGTTGCTGGGCACATTACTTTGGGGCTCGACGATGTGCTTACTGAATTGGAAAGCATCGGTTACGACACGCAAGCAATTGTTATTCCGTCTTGTGCCGTCGGTGCCCCGCACAGAAGGGATAGAGTCTTCATTTTGGGGCACACCAAGTGCGTCAGATGCTGTGGGGAGTCATGGGGGAGGACAAGGGAAGTCTCTTCGTACAGATATAGCAAATTGGAAAAAAGGACTATGGCCTACTCCAGCGGCACAGGATGCGAAGAATTGTACGCTTCCTCCTTCTCAGATAAGCAGGGATACAGTACCTGGAGCAATGCTCAGAGAAGGACAGAAGGGACAATTAAATCCAGATTGGGCGGAGTGCTTGATGGGCTTTCCGATTGGTTGGACAGATATAAATGGCCTGCAGGATTAGGACAAAAACAATACGATTGGGAACCTGCACGGATAGAAACTGGCGTTCAGAACAGAGTTGGAAGGATAAAGGCTTTAGGGAATGCCGTGAATCCGGTTCAAGTTTATCCGATCTTGGCGGCAATAAAAGCAATAAATGATCAAACGGAAAACGATGGGATTTAATCATATAGGGAGCCGGTTGAAAAGAGCAAACGGGGAAGTGATCACTCTTGAGTATAAGATATAACCCTCACCTGGGATACGAAGATCAAATTATACCGGCATACGAGAAGATGGTGCATTCAGTGGCTCGGAAATACATCAGCTTTACTAATGCAGGACTAGACTATGATGATCTGGTGTCAGTCGGGATGATCGGGCTTATCCAAGCATTCCGGAACTATGATCCAGACCGGTTTAACGGGAAAGTAACTTCTTTTTCCACATATGCTATGCCTACGATCAAATGGACCATTAATAAATTTTTAAGAGATAAACGTTATCCGGTTCGAGTACCAATCTCTATTCAAAACAAGATGGCATTCATTCGGAAACAAGGATGGGACCAAGAGTCAGCCGAATCCATCGCTGAAAAGACGGGATGGAAGCTTGCTGAAATCCGGGAAGTCCAGCGCCATTTAGCCGGGTGGTCGGTAGCATCATTAGATCAAGCATGGCTAAATTCTAATAAACCTGACGAAGAGGCAACTATGCTGGATGTACTACCTGTTATGACAGATTTTACATCTGCCTATGTTCAGGATTTTTTGTCTGCTTTAAAGCCTGAAGAACGGGCCGTGGTTGAATTAAGGATGCAGGATCAAGCACAAAGAGAAATTGCTGAGAGCCTTGGCAAGAGCCAAGGATGTGTCAGTCGGATTCTTAAGAAAATCGGAGAGAAATACAATCAGTTTCAAGCCGGAAATTTAAAAAGGGAGGCCGTAAAAATGAGTAGAGGACAAGGAAATCAGACGGCACTTAATACGAGCATTGAATGGTTTGTCGATGAAGTTGTGCCAACGAATCCGACCATTGGCCTGAATAGCCAAGGGATGCATTTTAATCAAAGAGCAGTCCAACAGATCGGGTGTAATGCAGGTCAATGTGTCCAGATTGGTTATGATGCAGAGGGTCCAAGGCTAATCATTCAGGTAGGTGATAATGGGCTCAAGTTACGGGCTCAAAAAGGCGATAGAAACGGCACTCTTCGTATCATCAACAAGCGTTTGCCTGACTGGCTGCGTCAAAAGAAAGTTACCCGTAAACGCTACGCGCTTCAAGCTGATACAGCATCTGGTTTTTACTACATTGAGCTGGATCGCCATGCGTGAGGTAGATCCTTATTTTCAAAATATCCCTTGGGATTTGATTTATGACGAGAACGGCGAACTGATCGGCGAGGTCTATCTGATCTTGCCGGAGCCGTCACCTAGATGAAGGGCGAAGAAATCAACAATTTTTAAAAATAGCGCTATCCCACTTTTATGAAATTGGTACAAGATTGGGCTTTACTCCAGAACAAATAGAGCAAGCTTACTTTGATAAAAACAAAATCAACCTTGAACGGCAATCAACAGGATATTAAGGAGGAATAAAACAAATGGAAATTATAAATAACGAAAAATGCGAGCAATGTGAACAAGAAAAAGAGGAAATTTTGCACCTGCAAACTCCAAAAACGAATTACCATTTTTGCACTGGTTGTTTAGAGAAATATTTTGAAGGTCGAATTGTTTTTGATCCAACAAACTATTGGGAGGAATAAAGGAGAGGGCACAGCCTTCTCCCTACCAAAAGGAGGAAGAAAAATGGCGATAAGAACTGAATATGTCGAGGTTGATTTAAAATTAAAGCTGAAAAAGGACTTGCATGAAAATGAGGTAATTTGTGACAAATGCAGCGGCACGGGACTTCAAGTAGATGATTATTCTTTTGGATTAGCCAGTGATAAAAATTTTGGTTTCCCATATAAAAAACAAACAATTAAAGGATGCTCCCATTGCTACAATGGGGTGAAGAAGAAGTGTGAGTATTGTGGAAATTTGCTAGACCGTAGAAGTTATCAGTGTAATTGCAAACAATACAAGCTAAAAAAAGAACAGGAACGGCATGCGGAAGAAATGGAAACATGGGAGAAATCAGCAAAGGTCACTGTTACTCAATTAATACAGTCCGATTACGAAAATATGCTATATGTAGAAAACTTTGAACAATTTTATACAGATATAGATACATTGCTAGAAGAAATATCTGAAAAGCTTGGGTATGAAGAATTGGGAACAAAAGATATAGAACATTTGCGAGTATATAAAACAAATAAGGAAACGATCGGCTTTGATGCTCACTGCATTTTGGAAGATGCAACAGATGATTTACACGAAAGTGCATACGAAAATGTTATAAAACACGAAAATGAGCTGCAGGAATTATTGGATTCATTCGCAGAGAGAGTAAAAGGCTTAACAGCAAGTTACTATCCGGATTATGAGAACGGAGTAGTTATTACATTAGAGGATATCCTTACTCAAGGAGGTTCAGAAAATTGAGTATACCAATTTGTGAATTATGTAAAAAAATGAATCAAAAACAGCCTTAATATACATGGATGGAACACGTAAGTATATCTGTTTGGATTGTGAAGAACAAATATTCGGTCAGGCTTGTCAAGTTTGCAATGGAGAAGGATTTTTTGAGATCGGGGAAGCTGAAAGGGAGCTAGAAGATTGTTCCTATTGTCATGGAACAGGGGTGAAGTGAAAACGTGGTAGGCTCAATTAAAAAACGAATAAGAGATGGCCGTCTGATCAATAAAAGTCTAAATACAACGCTTGAACGTGGGGTATATGACGCTGCTAAAGCATTTGTATGGGTGGATATGGTCAATCAGGGTAAGTTTCCAATTAAATGGTTAAAGCCGACCAAACAAGGAACAAAGATTGACTATGTGTGCTTTCAAAGTAAAGATGAGGCAGATCGAGCAGCGGACGAAGCCTTTGATGATTTAGATAAATATATCAAACAGGTTAATCAAGTACATGGTCTTAATATTGAACTTGCTATAGAGGAGAGATAAATAAATGAGATATGGAATTATGGATGGGTCTGTTCTTGTAGAAACATTTGATACACCGGAAGAGGCGTACGAAGAAGCTAAGTATTGTTATGAAGAAACTGGGGATTTTTTTGGAGTCATTGCAGTTGCGAACGACGCTAAAGGGATCGCGGATAACACGTAAGGAGGAATGAGATGAATGAAGATCATTGTAATAATGCGGATGAGCAAAAACTAATACAGCAATTTCTCGAAGCGACACAGCGCTAAGGAGGTCTTTACCATGTACGTAACTATACTCGCAATCAAAATCATTACCGTATGCATTGCTTTTGCTTTTGGTATTGCCACATATACGCTATGTGTTAATATCTGCATCCCTCGCGATTTACGCAAAGCAGGGGCAATTGCGCTTGTTAGACGGGGAATACGACGTTTATTCAAATAGAGAAAGATTACGAGGAGGAGCATTAATATGGCGTTCCATTTTATCGCATTGGGCAGTGCAGGCGGTCGCCGCATCGCTTGGCATTATGCATCCTATGGGAAACTTGATAAGAAGACGCTTAGAGCGTTTGTGGCAGAAGCTAAAGGTATGCTTGGCATTCATAGACTATCAACACCGTCCATATCTTGGCAATCTGTTGTCGATAGGGACTCGTATTTTGACGGCGTGCTTGTTACTCAGGATATGAATGAGTTTTTATTGAGGCTGGTCTGAGCATGGAAGTATGGGAAAGGAAGGAAAAGAATGAGTAAAGCAAGCAATATGCTTATCCCTATAAGTAAGTGTAGGTGTAACAACTGTGAGAAGCCATTTTTTGAATTAGTAAATCACAAATTAGAACAATGCCCATGGTGTAATCATGTATTCTCAGCTCCAAATTCATTTCCCAATATGGAAGAGATTTCTGAAAAATACAATTTGGTAATAGATCCACAGAATGGTGTACCGAGAATTATGGTGTTAGGAGGTACAGAGGATGAGTCGTAAATCCGCTATTACTACACTGGAAAAGCGCATTGAGAAGCTTGTTCAGGACAATAGGAAATTACAGTCAGAGTTAGAACAGGAAAGACATTTTGCTGAGGGCTTATCAAAAGCAAATGAAGTTCTAGCGAGGAAATACCGCGCTGAAAAGACCCGCGCCGATGCAATGGCAGTTCAATGGAAGAGGAGTGATACCAAATGAGATATGGAATTATGGATGGGTCTGTTCTTGTAAAAACATTTGATACACCGGAAGAAGCTTACCATGCGGGTAAGTCTGCTTATGAAGAAACTGGCGATTTTTTTGGAGTCATTGCAGTTTCGGACAATGCTAAAGGAATCGCGGATAACACGTAAGGAGGACGGACGATGAGTTGCAATGATCCTCTACGTGAACTCCTCAAAATCTCCGGGAAATTGCCGCCTGTTGTGCTACGAGATATTGACCAGAGGATAGGGGACTGGCTGGCAATGGGCGGACGGACTACGGATTCTTATATTGTTCAGCAACTACGTTTTGCAAAACGATTTGTGAATGGAGGAGAAATAGACAATGGATAAATGTTGGAATTGCGGTGTAGTGGAAATCCCCGAACACGAATATTGTTGCTCCGGACGCGACTGTGGGTGCCACGGCCTTCCTGTAGAACCTCCGTTTTGTGAGGAGTGTTGGAAGGAAATGTATGAGAGGTCGTATAAAGGCGGAAAGGAGATAAACAGAAATGACTAAACACTATTGGTGCGAAAAATGCCAAAGCATTGTGGATAAACACCTTGTGACAGACGGAATTCACGATGAGTGCGGGCATAAAACCACAACCTGCGTGAGTACTTTACGGAGCGAACCAGAAAATAAAGAAGAAAAAGTTTTTGAAATCGATAATACCAAGAGGAAGGGAGACGAAAAACGGATGAATAAAGACATCATGGAACGTAACTGGGAAGAAGATTGGGAGTTAGTTCAAAAGAGAAGCAAAGCTGCATGGCATGCAAAGCATTGGGGAGTGCCTACTGATGATCAGTTTTTTATACAAGATGAGAATGGTGTTGATATATTGACAGTGTGGAGAGGGGAACTCCCCGACGAACAAGTAAGAAATAACACTATATTCTGCGCCTTAGCCCATGCCGCATTACCTTATTGGATGCAAAAGTACAAAGATGAAAAAGCTCGTGCCGATGCAGCGGAGGCTGAACTAAAATACCTGAAAAAAAAGTTGGCAGAGTTAGTTCATGAGTACATTGAACCAGGTGACAACAAGTGAACTGCCCGGATTGTGCAAGCGAGTTAGTAAAGACATCTACCGGCTATCTATGCCAGACATGCGGGGAAACATTCAAACAAATGGCTATAGAGGATTACGGGAGCAACTTACCTATGCATAGAGAAGACAAAAAAGTAAACCGGGGGTGTGCTATGGAACAAGTTGCAATGTTTAAATTGGATGAGAAAGAGACATGGCGAAGGGTGGAGGAAAGGTTAGAATCGGCAAGGTTATATAAACAGTTTGGCTTTATCCGGCGGGAATCCAAGATCACTCCTTCTTACTCGCCCAGGTTTCACGGCAATACGTTTGCTATTTCCAAACCATCTGAAGATATTGCCATATGGAATATAGACCGGGAAGAACAACTGCAGCGGGAATACGAACAGGTTATCAAGGCGGTAAGTAGGTTATCCGACATCCAACGGCAGATCGTAGAGAAACGATATCTGCAGGACGAGGATGTAACAGACATTTATGTATACACGGACTTGCACATGTCAGAAAGAAATTATTACTACGCTAAAGCTAAGGCGTTATATAAGTTAGCGTTTGCTCTTCGATTGGAAACATATGAAGACGCAACTTAAAAACGTTGCAGACTTTTTGCAGATTTTTTGCAGACATCTTGCAGACCATTTGGAAAAATAACTGTTATACTTATAACATGGAACAAAAAGAGAGGGACCCATTCTGGTGCCTCTCTTTTATATTTTAATTTTGGAGGTAACGAAATGAAGCCACAAATAGAAAACAACTTTAAATACCACGCACCAAAAGAAGGACAGACCCAGAAATATACAGCAATTCGGGGAAAAGCGGAGGAGCTTGCCCATCTAATTGACGAACTTTGTCCGAACAGCCGTGAAAAATCACTGGCTATTACCAACCTTGAGCAAGCAGTGATGTGGGCGAACGCTGCCATCGCAAGGAATTAAATTATACGGTCACTCAGTGGAGTGGCTTTTTATTTTGGAATGAGGAGTGGATGCCTGTGAAAAAGTATCGTAAAAAGCCAGTTGTAGTATCAGCCGGTCGGTGGTGGAAGATAGGTGATGTCCCAGATGCCCAAATACGGGAACTTGACCCCGATGGGGTTTGCAAGAATATTTGTAAAGTATGTGGGGATTTCATATCTATGCATGGGCACTGCAAAACACTTGAAGGTTGGCTTATTGTTTGTCCCGGTGATTACATTATTCGAGGAGTTAAAGGCGAGTACTACCCGTGTAAACCGGATATTTTCGAAGAAACTTACGAGTCTGTAGAACCATAGGAGCTGAAGTAACGATGCATGTCGGGGATTGGGTGTCTTTAGCATACAAAGGGGAAATCACAAGAGGGTTCATTCTTAGGATTTCAAAGTCAGAGGTGAAGATACAAGCAACCACAACATTACACGGGCCTAGAGCATTGGAGGTAATTACAGTTCCGAAGGAGGATATATGGGCGATTGAATACATCCTTAGTCCGGAAGATATACCGGATATGATTGAACTAGCGTTAATGACAAAAGATAAAGAATGGTTCCGATTTTTGGTTCATGAGTTGAGTTTATGGAGACCAGTTGGTGAGGTCTTTACAAATTAGCCACTATGGGTGGCTTTTTTATTTGCCAAAGGAGGTGGACACATGATTGTCTTAGCTTGGATCTTATTAGTGTTATTTTCGATTAAAGCCATCATAAATGCAGCAGGAGTCATTTGTAGTGAGGGCGTAGAAACAAGGCTAGATCATGCGATAAGTTCTATCGTGGGTGGGCTAGTCGTATACTTCATGATTGCGTTCTTAAGGATGTAAGGTTTTTACAAAACAACACAATCAAAATATTGGGAGGTGGGGTGAGGTGAAATAGATGGCAAGAGCAAGAAGCCCAAACCGGGAAAAAGCACAGAAAATATGGATAGATAGTGGCGGAACAAAGAAACTGAAAGACATTGCCGAAGAACTTGGGTTAAATGAGTCTCAAGTACGGAAGTGGAAAAGTCTAGATAAATGGGACGATTTAAAAGGTAACGTTCCCTTTACGAATAGTAACGTTACCAATGCAAAAACACCCGGTGCACCAAAAGGAAATAAGAATGCGGTAGGCAATGAAGGTGGAGCACCTAGAGGGAACAGTAATGCCGTAACGCATGGTTTCTTTCGAAAGTACTTTCCCGAGGAAACCATAGAGATCATGGAGCAGATTTCTGAGCGCTCCCCACTTGACCTGCTTTGGGATCAAATCACCATACAGTATACAGCCATTGTCCGGGCACAACGGATCATGTTCGTAGTGGACAAGGACGACGAAACAAAGGTCCTCAAAAGGAAAAAAACGTCTGATACCATGACCGAAGTAGAATACGAGATACAACACGCTTGGGACAAACAAGCTACGTTTCTGCAAGCCCAATCTAGGGCTATGTCTACCCTGAGAAGTTTAATCAAGCAGTATGAAGACATGATTCGAGTTGGGCAGGGGGATGAGGAACAACGGCTCCGCATTCACAAATTGAAAGGCGAGATCGCATTGCTTGAACAAAAAGCAACCAAGGATCATGACAAGCCTATTGAAATCAGGATTAAGCGTGCAAGGGTGAAGCCGGATGATTGAAAAAGAGGTTAACCCACACTTTGAAGATTTCCTTTTCGATTGGAATCACAAGTTTTATTTCCTTGTCGGTGGATACGGATCTTCTAAGAGTTACCACGTAGCATTAAAACTGGTGTTAAAGCTGCTGAACGAGAAACGGACGGTTTTGGTTGTTCGTGAGGTATACGATACTCATAGAGACTCTACGTATTCGCTATTAGAGGAAATCATAACAGATTTGGGGCTGGATGGGACTGTAAGACCTATAACGTCCCCATGCAAATACGATTTCCTAATGGTAGCAAGATCATATTCAAAGGTATGGATAAGCCGGCTAAACTTAAGTCGATTCATAATGTATCTATTGTGTGGATTGAAGAGTGTTCCGAAGTTAAATATGAAGGTTTTAAGGAGCTTCTTGGACGTTTGCGGCATCCCGCCTTGGACTTGCATATGTTGCTATCTACGAATCCGGTAGGTGAGGATAACTGGACATTCAAACACTTCTTTAAAGATGATTTAAAGAATCATATTGTGCTTGAAGACACAGACTTATACGAAAAACGAGCCATTGTCAAAAATGATACCTTTTATCATCATTCAACGGCTGAAGATAACTTATTCTTACCTAAAAGTTATATTGCCCAGCTGGATGAACTAAAAGCCTATGACCCAGACCTTTACCGCATAGCGAGGGAAGGTCGTTTTGGTGTGAACGGAGTGAGAGTTTTGCCTCAATTTGAAGTAGCTTCTCACGAGGAAGTCATAGATGCTATTTCCCGTATACGAAAGCCGATTGAGCGAACTGGAATGGATTTTGGATTTGAGGATTCCTATAACGCTGTGGTTCGGCTGGCAGTAGATCACGAACAAAAAATTCTCTATATTTACTGGGAATATTATAAAAATCAGATGACCGATGACCGGACAGCCGAAGAATTACAAGAGTTTGCAAGATCAAAGGAACTCATAAAAGCAGATAGTGCTGAGCCCAAGACCATACGGTATTTCAGGCAAAAAGGCTTTAATATGCGTCCAGCAAAGAAGTTCCCAGGTTCTCGATTGCAGTATACAAAGAAGATAAAACGATTTAAAAAGATTATTTGCTCTGAGAAATGCCCGAACACGGTCAGAGAACTTAAATATTTAACCTATAAGACAGATAAAAACGGCAGAATCCTACCGGATGAGTTCAATATTGATCCTCATACGTTTTCTGCCATTTGGTATGCACTAGATGATTACGAGGTAGCCGATCTAAAAAGTGGCTATTCATTTGAGTAGGAAGGAGGAAAACCATGTCACCGGAAATGCAAGAAATCACAAACATACTGTGGGATGGAGCTAAGGCAAGAATGTCCTTGGAACAAATCATTCAAGTGGAAATGGGCGCGTGGAAAACGTCCGAAAAAAGAAAGTGGATGATGACCGGGGAGCGCTACTATAAAAATAAAACAGACATATTAAAGCGCGAACGGACCGCCATTGGGGAAAATGGATGTAAAGAAATAGTGGGGAACTTGGCCAATAATAAACTGGTTAATGGCTTTGTTCGCAAGCTCGTTGATCAAAAGGTTGGGTATCTCTTATCAAAGCCCATGAGTATACAAACGAGCAATGAGGAGTATTTAGAATTGCTTATGGACTTTTTCGGAAGTCCGTTACTTCGGCTGATCAAAAATATTGGAAAAGAGAGCATCAACAAAGGAATTGCCTGGGTACATCCATACTACGACATGGAGGGGAACCTATTATTTACTAAAATCCCGTCTGAACAATGCATCCCTCTTTGGCGAGATGCCGCACATACTGAACTGGATGCCATGATAAGGACGTATGAGGTAGAGGTCTACGAAGGCTTACGGCGAACTACTGTTACAAAGGTAGAATGGTGGGATAGTTACGGCGTAAAAAGGTATATGTTACAAGGCTCTCTTATACCCGATGTGGAGGCAGGTGCTGAAGACTCCCATTTTAAATTAGTTAGACAGGACGAAACCGAAAAACCGATGAACTGGGAGCGTGTTCCGTTTGTACCGTTCAAGTATAACGATGAAGAACAACCACTCATTGAGTTAATTAAGTCGCTGGTGGATGATTACGATGAGAGAAAATCCGATCACACCAATAACCTGGAAGACTTACCGAATAGCATCTATGTGGTTAAGGGATTTGGCGGAAGTGAGGCTGGGGAAATTCGTAAAAACTTGTCCGTATATCGAATTATAAAAATTGATGGTATCAATCCAAATGATGGTGTCGAAACTCTTTCACTGAATATTGATACCAATGCTCATGAATTACACATGAACCAAAACCGCAAAGATATTTACGAATTCGGGCGTGGTGTGGATACCCAATCTGAAAAATTTGGAGGAGATAAAAGCGGTGTTGCTCTTCGATTCCTCTACGCAGATCTGGACATGGATGCGAACATTCTTGAAACAGAATTTCAAGCATCCCTGGAACAGTTGTTATGGTTTATTAATGCTCATATTTACAACACAACGGGGAAAGACTTTACTAGCGAGTCCGTAGATTTTATTTTTAATCGAGACATCCTGATTAATGAGACCGAGGCCATCACGAATGCAAAAGATAGCCAGGGTGTGATCTCAGATGAGACAATTGTAGCCAACCATCCATGGGTAACAAATGCCCAAGATGAGTTAGAACGCCTCAAAAGGGAAAAGAAAGAGGATATGGGGCAGTTTGAGCAGCAAGCTTATCCTGGCATAGGTGAAGAACAACCGGACGGTGAACCTGAATGAAGCCTCAGGAGTATTGGAGAAAACGCAGTGAAGAACTAGGATCAAGGCAGTTTAGGAAAGCAGATAGCTACGTGAACCGTCTCCAAAAGGAGTACGCAAAGGCTTGGAACTCTATGCAAAAGGACATCGAAGCATTTTATATGAGGTTCGCAGATAACAATGAAATCAGCTACGCAGAGGCGAAAAAACTTTTGGATGCTGGAGAACTCAAAGAGTTTCGTATGACACTTGAAGAGTTTACGGCCAAGGCGAAGGATAATGCAGACCATAGATGGACAAAGGAATTAAACAATGTGTATTACAGGACCCGCATAAACCGTTTGGAAGCTCTACAGATCCAACTCAGACATCATATAGAAATGTTGGCTGAAAGCAGCCGAAAAGGAACAGGGGATCTGCTTGGTGACACCTATACAGATACGTATTATAGGACGCTTTATGAGATCCAAAAGGGAACCGGCATTGGGGTTACATTTGCTAAAATTGATTCTGAGGCTGCCTGGAAAATCATATCGAATAAGTGGTTGAGCGCTAATTACAGTGAACGAATATGGGCAAATAAAGCCAAATTGATTCGTGAGCTAGATACCAACCTAGCACAGTCTCTAATCAGGGGAGACAACGTAAATAAGACGGCCAGGATACTTTCCGAAAGGATGCAGGTATCCTTTTCAAATGCCGCAAGGCTTGTTCAGACAGAGAGCGCCCATATCGTGAGTCAAGCTACGTTTGATTCGTATAAGGCAAGTGGTGTGGTTGAAAAATACGAATTCTTGGCTACCTTAGACCGCAGGACATCTAAAATATGCCGTCATATGGATGGAAAGGTGTTTTTGCTTTCTGAAAAGAAAGAAGGAGTAAACTTCCCTCCTCTACATCCACGCTGCCGAAGTACCACGGTGGCGTTTTTTGATGATGAGGCAGGTGTCAGGGCAGCAAAAGGCAAGAACGGGAAGACTTACTATGTTCCTGGAGACATCCATTATGAAGAATGGTACAAACAATTTGTTGATTAATCTACCGGACACAACCGGGAAAACAAGTGAATGGAGTGGTATACATGGATTTAAAGAAATTATTAGAAGGAATGAACTTGACTGAGGAACAAATAAAACTAATTATGGGAGGTGTTGAGGAAAACTATAAAGGGTATATTCCAAAACATCGCTTCGATGAAGTCAATGAAGCTAAGAAGCAGTTGGAGACTGAGATCAATGAACGGGACAAACAATTGTCTGAACTGAAAAAGAACGTCGGAGATAACGAGGAACTTAAAAAACAAATTGAACAGTTGCAAGGTGAAAACAAAACCAAAGATGAAGAATACCAATCTAAAATCAAGGATATGACCGTGAGTACCGCCATTAAACTGGCACTTGCAGGTAAAGCCCACGATCCGGATTTGATTGCAACTCTGCTGGATAAATCCAAAATTGAGGTCAATGAGGACGGTACAATTAAAAGTGGTTTGGATGACCAGGTGAAAGCCCTGCAGGAAAGCAAGGCTTTTTTGTTTGTCCAAAACGATCAGACATCACCAAGATTTAAAGGGGCAAGTCCTGCCGATGGCGTGGATGGTAAAGGCGGCGAAGGAGGCCATGACGGAGACTTTGGTAAACGAGTTGCCGATTTCGCAAAAAGCAATGAGAGTTTGGAAAAAGCCAGATTATCTTATTTTGAATAAACGGAGGCTAGAATAATGAAATTCGTTGAAACGAAGTTTAGCAATAAAAAAGACATCTTGAAATTCCCCGACCACTATGTCGCTGTTGCGGTTACGTTAGACGATGCAGGGGTAGAGGCAAATTCCGAGGGCAAAAAAATAATCCCTGCCGGTACTATTCTGGGAGGTGGAGTTCTTCAGGATGCTTCTAAACTTGCCAAAAAAGCAAGTGGGGCAGATGCGGAAGGAATCGTAATGAATGATACTGACGTAACCTATGGTCCTGCATCAGGGGCTATGATCATTCATGGCTTCATCGATTTGACGAAAATTCCCACGCCACCGGATGACGCAACAAAAGCAGCCTTAAACCAAATCACATTTTTAACCTAAGGAAGGATGATAAACATGCCAAATATTTTTGATCTTGTAAACGCGAAGAATATTGCAACCTATTACCTTGCAACCCCTTCAAACGCCATTCCATATTTGGGAGGAACGCTATTTCCGCCGAAGAAACAACTTGGGTTAGACCTGAGTTGGATCAAGGGTTCCCGCGGGCTGCCCGTTGCCTTAATGCCGTCTGAATTTGATTCAAAGGCAACTCTGCGGGATCGCATCGGATTTAGCAAAATTGATACGGAGATGCCGTTTTTCCGCGAGGCCATGAGAATTGGTGAGAAAGATCGACAGGAGTTAAATAAACTAGCCGCATCGCAAAATGAGGCACTGCTTATGCCTGTCATTAATGCTATTTACGATGACGTGACAAATCTTATTAACGGTGCTCAAGTCGTCCCTGAACGGATGATTATGCAGCTGCTCTCTTCAGGTAAGATTGAAATAGAAGCCAACAGGCTGGGATACAAATATGACTACAAAATGCCAAGTGGTCACAAAATCACATTGACTACCGACACAGACAAATGGAGTCATCCGGAAGCCGACATTGTCGGAGATATAAAAACGTGGCAGGACACAGTCGAGGATGATACAGGGGTTCGTCCCACAAACGCCATTTGCACGCGTAAGACATGGAACTACATCTTACAAAACGTGGCTATTCGAAAGGACATGAATCCATTAGGCGGGCAAAATATCATCATGACGGATGCGATGATGAAACAATACCTGGAAACGAAACTGGGCGTTAAAATATCCGTCTATAACAAAAAGTTTGCCTTACAAGACGGAAGCATGCACCTGTTTTATCCTGATGGCTATTTTACTCTGATTCCAGACGGTACATTAGGCAATACGTACTATGGTACAACGCCCGAAGAGTCTGACCTGATGACGGGAAGAACTGCGGCAAATGTGTCTATTGTCAATACGGGCGTAGCGATAACAACTGTTAAGGAACCACAACCGGTGAATGTGGAAACCATTGTTTCCGAGATTGTCCTGCCTTCGTTTGAAACCATTGATCAAATCTTTATTGCTAAAGTTGCCTAGGAGGGAACAAGATGGCTAAAAAACCGGATCAGACAGAGGAAAGAGAACAAGAGATAACGGCAAAAGAGGCGGAAGAACAGGAAGTAGAGACAGATAAGAAGCAGTCAACGGCAAAAAAAGACGTGAAGGTGCAATGGGTTACAAATGTGAAATACCGAGGCAACATCTATTATGCGGGACAGCGAACGGATGTTCGAGGCGATGATTATAACACCCTTGTAAATGAGAAGGTCATTCGTTTGGATGAGTAATAAGATGAAAAAAGGGGAATCTCTCATGGCTACCGTGGATATTTGGTCTATTGTAAAAATGCGCCTGGGACTTGCGAATGATTCCTTGAAACCACTGATAGAAACCTATATCGACGAAATCGAACACCGCATTCTAAGTTACTGCCATCTCTCCCACGTGCCGGATGCCTTAAAATTCGTTTGGGCTTCTATGGTGGTCGATGTTGTTCGTGTAGAATTAGCAACTCTGGATGAAATCGATGCAACCACATACCGTGGAGAGTCCATTAAGATTGGGGATACTTCGGTTAACTCGTCTAATAGTTCGGAAGTGACACATACATCAAAGTCTGTGATTGAAAGCATTGTCACCAACTACCGGGTGGACTTGAACCAGCACCGAAAGCTGAGGTGGTAGCGTGGCCAGCTATACTAGGCATCGTAAAACAATTGAAAAAATGTATGAAGACATTGCTACCATCCGGAGATATGAGGATGTAGATAAGCCGAACGGAAGTACGAAGAATGAGCCAGTGATAATCTACCGAGATCAACCTTGCCACATATCCCAAAAAGCCCTAGGTGTAAATAATCAGAAAGATGCTCAGAACAATATCGCCTATGAAACCAAGTTGTTCATTTCACCTGAATTAGATATCCACCAAGGGGATGTGGTGGAAATAAAACGCGGTACATTAAGTAGAGAGTTTACTGCCGGAGAACCTTTCCCATATCCAACCCACCAGGAAGTAGCCTTACAAAGAAAGGGTTACGCTTAATGGCGAAATGGGGAGATGTAGACTTATCTGAATTCAACAAGTTTACTAAGAATCTTGAAAAAGCGTCCAATAGTGATCTGATTGGGCGCTTTATTTCGGACTTTCTGCTCGAAATGGCTATGAGATTTGATAGGAAGATCAAAAAAAGGACACCCGTAGGGAAAACGGGCCAACTTAGAAGAAATTGGCGAGTTGGGAACGTTCAAAAGGTTGGAAATGCCTACATTGTTGAGATCATAAATGAAACCTACTATGCGGGATTCGTTGAATATGGCCATCGGACCAGGAACCTAAAAGGTTGGGTCGAAGGCAAATTTATGATGACAATCTCCGCAAAGGAAATGGAAAGGGAACTGCCTAAGTACCTTGAAAAAAGGTTCACAAAATTTATCGAAGGGTTGATAGGTGGATGAACCGAGTAAAAGATAGTGTTATTCGGGCATTAAAGACGTTATACCCTGACAAAAAAATATATGATGAGAAGATCCGGCAAGGTTTAGAGAATGGTTGCTTCTTCGCCAAGATATTAGATGCGGCACAGAATAGGGAAATAGACCGCCGCTATAAGCGTTTCTACCTCTTCGATATCCATTATTTCGCCCCCAGTTACGAAGAGGCTTATGAGGTAGCTGAGAGGCTTATAGAGGGGATGGAGTATATACAAGTTGGGGAACACACAGTCCGAGGAACCGGGATGAGAAGCGAGATTGTGGACGATGTTTTACATTTTTTCATTTCATTTGATTACCATGTCATCAAACCAAAAGCGCCTGGCACAAAGCTGCAAGGATTAGAGCAGGAGGGAATTATCCGTGAGTAAAACTAAACAAGCCATTAAGCCGGCTGTCTTCAGCAAGGAGCAATTCCTTGAGTCCAAACAATTTACGACAATGCAAAAACATATTTTATCTGTTGTTTTAAAAGAAGGCGAAACTTATACATTTAAACAGGCCAAACAGTTGGTCGAGGATTTATTGAACAGGGAGGTGCGTTAAATGGCAGGAGGAACATGGGATGCACAAAACAAAGTAAGACCGGGAGTATATATCAATACAGCGTCCGAACGAAAGTCTATGACGGCAGTTGGGGAACGCGGTACAGTTGCGCTGCCACTTACATTAGGTTGGGGTCCATCCAAAGAGATCCTAACAATAAATGTAGGTGATGATTTGAAAAATGTACTTGGCTATGATATCACGGCACAGGAAATGTTACTGCTTAGGGAAGCGTTTAAACGGGCTAAGACAGTAAAACTATACCGCTTAGCTAATGGAGTAAAGGCTCAGGGAAACATTGGGGATATCACATTGGAGGCTAAATATAGCGGTATCCGTGGCAATGATATTAAGGTCAGTGTAGAAGCTAATATAGATGACCCAACAAAGTTTATTGTGAAGACCTTCGTAGCGAATGAGGAAGTACACAGACAAATTGCTTCTAATGCTGGGGATTTGTCCTCAAACAATTGGGTCAATTTCGAGGCGAAAATGCCTGATGCACCACTAACAGAAACAGCAGGAGTACCTCTAACAGGTGGTACAAATGGGGATGTCACTTTCCAAGATTATTTGGACTTCATGGCTGCAATAGATGCACATGAGTTTCATACTATTGCTATTCCCTATGAGGGTCAGGAAAGCAGTAAGTTAAACCCTCTTGTATTCACTCAAATTAAGGAATGGAGGGAATCGGAAGGAAGAAAAGTACAAGCAATTCTCCCGAATTATAAAGCTGATTACGAAGGTATCATCAGTGTGAAAAACGGGGTGATTCTGGAAGACGGAACCAGACTGGATGCTGCTCAAGCTACAGTTTGGACTGCGGCCGCCACAGCTTCGGCAGGGGCGAACGAATCCCTTACCTTCCAGGCTTATGAAGGAGCTGTCGATGCGGATACAAGATACACCCATCAGGAAGTGGAACAAGCACTCCGCCAGGGAGAATTTTTATTTGTCGCTAACAACGGAAAAGCCGTGGTGGAGCAAGATATTAACACGTTCCAGACGGTAACGGCCAAGAAAGGAAAGCATTTTTCCAAAAACCGGGTCATCCGTACGCTGGACGGCCTTGCCAATGACAGCAAACGGATATACGAAACCCAGTATATCGGTAAGGTAGATAACAACGCAGATGGAAGAAACCTGTTCAAGCAAGAACTCATTCGGCTGCTGGAGTTGTATCAAGGTATGAACGCAGTGCAGAACTTCGATGCCCAAAAAGACGTAACCGTAGAACCCGGCAAGGATTCAGACAGCGTGACGGTGGACGTGTATATCCAACCGGTGGATGCCATCGAAAAAATCTATATGCAAGTAGAGGTGAAATGATATGTCTTGGATGAAAGCAGCAGATGCCATTTCCGGACAGGAAGGGCGAGCCTATGCAACCATCAAGGGAAGAGCAGAAGAAATGTTTTACGTAAAAAGCATTGAGGTGACCGCCAAAAAAAATAAAAAGGAAATTCGTACACTGGGAAAACGTGGCGACCAGCACAAAGCGAATGGATGGTCGGGCGAAGGGAAAATGACTATTTATTATGTCACGACTCTTTTCCGCCAGCTTATGCTGGATTACATCAAAACAGGGAAAGATACCTACTTTGATATCATGATCACCAATGATGATCCAACATCTGAAATAGGAGCCCAAACCGTCATTTTAAAGAACGTCAACTTAGACGAAGTGATCATGGCTAAACTGGATGTTGATGGTGAAGCTTTAGATGAAGAAGTCAGCTTCACCTTCGACGATGTAGATATTATCGATTCGTTCAAAAAACCAACCCTATACTAATTTTTTTAAAAAAAGGAGAATGAAGAACTATGAGTGGAGGATTACAAGCATTTTTTGCCCAAGAGGCTGGCGAAGCAATTACGGAGAAGGTCGTGGTATCCGATCGGTTTAAGGATAAAGACGGGAAACCTGTACCGTGGGAAATCCGCAGCATGACCGAAGCCGAGAATGAAGAGATCCGCAAGTCCGCAACAAGAAAAGTAAAATCTAAAAATGGCATGTATACGACAGAAACCAATAATGAGCTTTACTTGGCGAAACTGGCGGTAGCTAGTGTTGTTTTCCCAGATTTAAAGAATGTGGAACTGCAACAATCTTACGGTACCCTGGGAGCTGAAAACCTCTTACGCAGGATGCTGCTCCCTGGGGAGTATGCCAATCTGATTGAAAAAGTACAGGAGATCAACGGCTTTGATAAAGACATCGAAGATCTAAAAGAAGAAATAAAAAACTAATGGAAGAGGGCGATGGTGAGACGAATTATGCTTACTACGCCCTCCATGAACTTCATATTTTGCCACATGAGTTAGTCAAAATGTCGCGCTTTGAAAAAGCCGCCATCTACAAGATGATTGATATGCGCGTGAAAGAAGAGAAGAAATTGCGAGACAAAATGAAAGAATAACAGTGGGTAAGGCGCTCTTATAGAGTGCCTTTCTCTACTTAGGGGGTGAAGTATGGCAACTGTAGCTGCATCACTCAAAATCTTTGATGCATTTTCTAACCCATTTAAACATTATGTCAGTGGCGCTAATTCCGCTAACTCTGCTTTACAAAAATTGCAGGCAACAGCCAATCGGACAAATAATATGAAAGTCTCCTTAGATGTCAGTGGGGTAATTACCAAAAATACAGCGGCGCAGTCCAAATTCAACCATCAGCTTCAGGATGGCACTAATAAAGCTCAGAACCTAGCTAAAACTATCAAAGCAGTCGCTGCGGCATATATAGGCATCGAAACAGCCAAAAAGTTAGGGGAAGCAACTCTGGGTGGCGCCATGGAACAACAAAAGATGGAGGATATGTTCAAAGCCAGGACTGGAAATGCTGAAGTTGGGAAAGCAATGTTTGAAAAGTTTAAGGCTAACGCAATTAAAGCCGGTGTTGATGTAAATGACGCCTTGACTGGTGCTTTATCATTTTTCTCAACCACAAGAAATTCGAAACAAATTCAAGACTTGACGATGATTGCTAAACAATTAAATGCATTTGATACAGCAGGAAATGGACTTGAAGGAGCTGTGTTTTCGGTTAAGGAAGCTCTTTCTGGTGATATAGTCTCTCTATCTGAAAGATTCAATATTGGGAAAGCAAAAATCAGAAGTACCGGACTAGTCGAAAAAGCCAAAAAGGGCGACATCGACGGCTTTATTAAATCGTTCCAGAAACTTTTAGATCTTGAAAGCATGGGTGAAGACGCTTTTAAGAGAATGCTTGATAGTCCGTTTTATAGATGGAAGATGCTTCTAAACAATCTAAAGAACATGTTTGCTGAAGCTGGAAAATGGGCCCTTCAGGTATTCATGCCCTTGATCGACCTTTTTAATAAAGCCTTGCAAAGTCAAGGGATGCAAGCGTTTTTTACGGTGCTTGGTGCGTTATTGTACGGTGTTGCTGTGGTTATTTCTTGGATTGGAAATGTTCTTATATGGGTGTTTGATCTGTTTTATCAATATAGCCCAGCTATATTAGCGTTTGTCGCCATCTTAGCTTTGCAATATCTGCCTGTTCTTGTCAGCGCCCTAATAAAAGTGGCTCAGGCTGCCTGGTCTGCTGTAGTATCCATGTTTAAATTTTTACTGACTAACCCGATATTATTTGGAATTGCATTAGCTATAGGGTTAATTATTGCGGTTCTTATTTATTTTGGAACTACAGCAGAGGAAATCGTAGGTTTTGTTGCTGGATTATTCGGCTCCTTTTTTGCCTTTTTTCATAATGGTTTTGCCTTAATGTGGAATAGGGTCGTATCGTTCGCTGAGTTTTTGGTGAATGTCTTTATTGATCCTGTATACGCAGTGAAGAACTATTTTTACAATATGGCGGTAGACTTTGGCAAATACATGGTCAATATGACCCGGAGTGCCGAAGATTTCGCCGGGGGATTTACAAAGGTGATCTTTGAGGCTATCAATATAGCACTTAGAGCCTTTAACTTGTTTGCCCAAGGGCTCAATGCGGTTTTGGGTACCGAATTTAAGTCAGTGGGACTCCTGGATACCGAGAACCCTCATGCCCTTTCAGATAGGGTGCAGGGTGTTATAGATAGCATTCCGAAGCCCACAAGCGATAAAGATGTTGTAGACTTTTCAAAATACAGAATGGAACAGCAGTGGAACCTAAAAGATTCATTTGATACGGGTTATGGACGCGGTGCAGGATTTATGAATAAGTTCAAAAATGGTTTTACAATGCCCGGATATGATCCAGACACGATCTTGAAAGATTGGGATGCTAAAGCAGGCAGTCCAGCCCCTATTCTTGATGATAAAAAGGGGAAGAAACCAAAAGCCCCAAAGGCGCCCAAAATGCCGAAGAAGTTGGACAAAGTGGAAAAGGTCGGGAAGATCGAAGATCAAGTGGATATCTCAAGTGAGGACTTGAAGGTCATGCGGGAGTTGGCAGAAATGAAGAGTATCCAGAATTTCGTTACGCTAACTCCGACAGTTAATGTCACGACAGGAGATATCCGAGAAGGCTATACGGTTGATGAGATGATTGATCGGATCACAGATAAACTTGAGAAGGAATTTGTCTCTGCTGCTCAGGGGGTGTATGGATGAGAACGGGGATATGGCTCAGTTATAACAACCAGGAGGAAGGATTCAAACTCCCGGTAAGTCCGGAAGAAATTGAAATCAGTGGTGGAAATAACGGTAAGACATACAGTGCGGTAGGGTTAGGGGAAATCAATGTGATTAAAGAGTTAAGGCTTCGTGACATCAAGTTCGAGAGCATTTTTCCGGCCATGAATTATCCCTTTGTCGAAAAGGACGCGGTACTCTTGGAACCCTCCCACTATGTGGGCTATATAGAAAAGTGGCTGACCAAAATCCACCCAATCCGGTTTATCTATGTGGGGGATACGATAGATATCAATCTGGCCATGTCCATTGAAGAGTTCACCTACAAGGAAGTAGCAGGATCACCGGGAGATATTGAATATTCGCTCAGTCTCAAGGAATATCTGTTCTACGAGGCTAACCGGGCCATCATTACCAGTAACGGGGTACAGGTGGACGCGGGGCGGCCGGATGAGCGAGAATCCAAAACGACACATAAGGTTGTACCCGGCGAAACCCTCTTCCGCATCGCCCAGAAGCATGGGACCACTCTAAAGAACTTGCAACAATTAAATAACTTGACAGACGAACAGGTGAAAAAATTAAAAGTTGGATCCGTCATAAGGTTAAGGTGAGGCCATGAAAAAGAGTGTTAAAGAAATCCTGATGGACAGCAAGAAGCGCGGGATCATCTGGGAAATCTCTGAACTCGTAACGGAGATCACTTATAAGACATCCCGGATCGGAAAGCCGGCTGAATTAAGTATATCTTGTATCAAAAAGGGATTGTATCAGAATGCTATTTTTGGTTTTGAAAATGGGGATGTAGTCCGGTTTCGCATGAACGGTGTAAACCTATTCTACGGGTACATTTTCAAGATCAGCAGCGGAGCAGATGAACAAGTTACACTCACTTGTTATGATCAAACGCGCTACTTAAATTCGAATGACACCTATGTGTTTAAAGGTGTGACAGCTACCGATGTGATCCGGCGTATTGCAGGGGATTTGCAGCTTTCTGTGGGCACACTTGCGGATACCGGATATGTCCTCCCACCCATGGCCGAGGACGACAAAAAGCTTATGGACATCATTTGCAAAGCTTTAGATACAACACTCATCGCCACGCACCGAAACTATGTCCTTTTTGATGATTTTGGGAGCCTCACCTTAAAAAATATCAATGACATGAGGGTAGATGCCGTAATAGGGGATAAAAGCTTAATGACGGATTACGACTATGAAAGGTCCATTGATGGTGAGACATACAACCGGGTGAAAGTGGTTCAGGACAACAAAGAAACGAAACGCAGAGATGTTTATATCGCTCAAGATAGCGCCAATATAGCGAGGTGGGGAAGGCTGCAGCTTTTCAGAAAGGTAGACGAAAAATTGAACAGCGCCCAAGCTCAGGAGATCATGAATAACCTCATTGAGTTGCACAACCGGGAACAAAGAAAAATCCGGATTGATGCCATTGGAGACTTGCGAATCCGTGCAGGTTGTTTTATTCCCATTGTCATCAAGGAATTGGAGATCAAACAATATTTTCTAATTGACGAGTGCACCCATAAGTTTGAGGGAGAAGACCATACGATGACGTTAGATTTGAAGGTGATATAATGCTGAACATTATTAAGCAGGCTGCTCTTGGCGCTGTCGATACGAGCAACCCTGTATCCATCCTGTTTGGTGAAGTAACGAAAGCGAATCCTCTTGAGGTAAACGTAGATCAGCGTTTCACCCTCACAGAGGATTTTCTTATTGTGTTGGATCAGGTTAAGGAATTATCTACGGGAGATAGAATAGCTTTGCTTCGCGTCCAAGGCGGGCATAGTTATGTGATACTTGGAAAGGTGGTGTAACCATGCTTCCTACCGGATCCATTTTAGCGCCCGATGACATCATTCAAATCATGCAGCAGCCAAGCAAGACCTACAAAATAGATTTTCAACAGAAACGAGTAACGGGAACTGTAGACGGCCTGGAATCCGTAAAGCAGTCTGTAAAGAAAATCCTGTGTACATCCCGTTTCGAGCACCTCATATACAGCGATAAATACGGTAGTGACATTAAAACGCTTATCGGCAAGGCTCCCGCGCTTGTACAGTCTGAGCTTAAAAGACGGATTTCAGAAGCCCTGTTACAAGATGACCGAATAAAAGATGTGGGAAACTTTAGATTTGATTCGTCTGGTGATTCTGCGGCCGTATCCTTCGTTGTAACGAGCGTATTTGGGAGCTTCAGCCAAGAACAGGAGGTGAAGGAGATTGTATGAGGAACAAACCTTTGAAGCGATCATGAAGAGAATGTTAGACAGGGTTTCGGGTGACGTGGACAAACGGGAAGGCAGCGTGATTTATGATGCCTTGGCCCCCATTGCTTTTTCATTAGCTGAAGCTTACGCAGATTTGGATATAAACTGGAAGCTATCTTCAGCCAGTACAGCCTCTGGTGAGTATCTGGAATGGAACACCTCAGACTTTGGGGTTACGCGGGAGCCGGCTACAAAAGCAAAAAGGAAAGGTGTCTTTGAAGATACAAACAGTCAGCCTAAAGACATACCCATAGGCAGCCGTTTTAGTATTGAAAAGGTGACCTATAAGGCGATTAAGAAACTGGCTATAGGCGAATACGTCTTAGAGTCGGAATTGCCTGGAGAGATAGGAAATAAGCACTTTGGCAAGCTGCTTCCGATTGATTTTATCGAGGGTTTGGCAAGCGCAGAATTAACTGACATTATCATTCCCGGAGAAGATGAAGAGGATGATGAAAGTCTAAGGAAAAGGTATTTCGACCAGCTCAATGAAAAGCCGTTTGGCGGAAATATCCCCGATTATCAGCGTAAGCTCAAGTCCATTCGTGGCGTGGGGGGAGTAAAAGTATTTCCGGCTTGGAAGGGTGGCGGCACGGTCAAGTGTACGATTATCGCGAGTGATTTTAATCCGCCTTCCCCCAACTGGTGGAGGATATTCAGACTCAAATGGACCCGGAAAAAAACAATGGAAAAGGTATTGGCTGGGCACCTATTGGACATGCCGTAACTATAAAAGCTGTTTCTTCGGTAACGATTAACATAAAAACAATGCTTACACTGGATCGGGGCGTAACAATAGGACAAGTTGAAGATGAAATCAAACAAGCTGTTTATGAGTATCTTTTTTCTCTACGCAAGGCGTGGGAAGTAGAAGAAAGATTAATTGTGCGTATCAGCCAAATAGAAGCGCGAATCTTAACAGTAAAAGGAATTGCAGACATTGCGAATACGAGAATCAATGAAAGTCCTACCAACTTGGAATTAAATACAGAAGAAATTCCAATGTTTGGAGGGATAATCTATGAATGAAAAACTTATCTTTCTTTTGCCCGAATTTTACGGGGAGATAAAAGAATTTCAAGAACTTATGAAGACATTGGATGAAGAAACATTACTTTTTCAAAATGAAATTGATAGGTTACTAAATAACCAGTTTGTTCTTTCATCAGATGAAATTGCAGTAAAGAGAAGAGAGGACGAGCTAAAAATTCAAGCAGATCCACAGGAAGAAAGCCTAGACTTCCGGCGGAAGCGTATCGTTAACCGGTATTCGACTAAGCCTCCTTTTACCATCCGGTATTTGCAGGAAAGACTTGATTTTCTGCTTGGGAAAGGTCGAGCGACGGCCAGCGTGGACCCTCAGAAGTTTATTTTAAAGGTCAATACTAAAATCAATGATGCTGCGGTATTTCGGGAAGTGGAACACACCATCCATACCATTAAGCCGGCTAATCTAGTCTACAACCAGGAAACCTCCCTACAGGACGGGATAGGGATTGGGGAGCATATTTACAAGTCTACTTTGAGCCGTAAGACCAAACTCGGCTCATGGAAACTTGGCCGGATTCCATTCGCAGAGAGAGGCAAGGAGGAACTGGTGAAATGATTGCTACAGATTTTTTAAATGAGGTTGCAGGGTATGCTCAGAACCGAATAGGAAAAGTAATTCTTAACTCTGAATATGAAGTTGAAAACGTTCAGAAGACGCTTAATGAGCACGTAATTAATCTTGAGTATATGGTGCCCAAGGGCGCTGTAGAAAACATCAATACCATTGAAGTGAAAGCAACGGACGGTGGGTTGATTAGTAAAAATGAGGTCTTTATCCCGATTACTTCAGATACCGTGATCAAACAAACCTTATTTGTGGAGGAGGTGTAACCTTTGGCATATGTACCCAAGTTGGATTGGAAACTGGATGATACGGTGACAGAAAAGGATTTTAACCGGATTGAAGGCGGAATCAAAGAAACGTTAGATAAGTACAAAGATGTTGAAACTACGATTAGCGAGCTTTTTACCTCTGTCAGTAATGGGAAAGAACAAGTTGCTAAGGCCATTACTGACCAAGGAGTGCCCGCGGTAAAAGAGGACACATTTAAAGACTTAGCAACAAAAATTAGAAGCATTGATAACGGGAATATTCCGATATATGTGCAGCCTACAGAGCCGACAAACAAAACGGGGTTTTGGATACAAGATGAGCAAAATGAAATACAAAATGTTGTGTATACAGATGTTTTTTCTGAATCTGGTGAATGGACAGCGGGGAAAGACATGCCAACGGCAAGGAGCCATCTAACTTCAAGCGCAGTGGGGGATAGAATCTATACAATAGGCGGGAATGGTGGCGAGAACAAACTGGAAATCTACGACACCGCCACCAACACATGGACAGCAGGGGCAGATATGCCAACGGCAAGAGGTTCTATAACCTCAAGCGCAGTGGGGGATAGAATCTATGCAATAGGCGGGGGTGGTTATAAAAAACTGGAAATCTACGACACCACCACCAACACATGGACAGTGGGAGCAGACATGCCAACGGGGAGGACTTATCTAACCTCAAGTGCTGTAGGAAATAAAATCTATGTAATAGGTGGTTATAAAAAACTGGAAATCTACGACACCACCACCAACACATGGACAGTGGGAGCAGACATGCCAACGGTGAGGAATTCTCTAACTTCAAGCGCAGTGGGGGATAGAATCTATGCAATAGGCGGGAATGGTGGCGAGAACAAACTGGAAATCTACGACACCGCCACCAACACATGGACAGTGGGAGCCTATATGCCAACGTTAAGGAGCGGTCTAACCTCAAGTGCAGTGGGAGATAAAATCTATGTAATAGGTGGGTATAATGGTAGAAATGAATTAGAGATTTACGATACAACTACAAATACATGGACAAAGGGCGCGGACATGCCAACGGCAAGAGGTTCTCTAACCTCAAGTGCTGTAGGGAATAAGATTTACGTTATAGGTGGGTATAATGGTGATAATCTAAGCAAACTAGAAATCTATAGTATTACACCAGAACGGTATCCTTCTAACTCCTTGGTATTTAAAAACGGAACAGCGAAAGATGTAAATATCCCTAATAAAACAAAATTAGGCATTAAGTACAGCCAACGGATGCAATTTGATGGTGCCTACTACTTTAACAAGTTGGCAATATTGGTCTATAAGCCTATTTATTTTGGCAACGGTCAAAAGTGGACAAAAATTCTTAACTAGGAGGATGTAAGCATGGAATACGCCATTTGGGACAAGAAAGAAAGTATTAACGGGGTTCCGGCGAAGAAAGTATTAGAATCTAATCCGCATTGGGTGGATGCAGACCTGATTCTTATTATGGAGAACGGTAGAGTCACACGAATTGAAGACATTCAAATCATTAACGCGAACGCTGGCGGCAACCTCTTTGACGAGAATGACAGCTTAGAGGTAAAAGCCCAAAAGGTATTTGAACACATTGTAAAAGAGCGTGAGGAGCAGGAGAACGCCGAAAGCCATCCAGATTCTCCAGCGGCAGAGCAGCGAATTCGTGACCTGGAAGAAGCACTGAACAAGCAAAAGGAAGATATGGACAAAGCCATCATGGAGCTCACGTTTGCTTTAGGAGGTGCTAAGAAAGATGTTTAATGAAGATAGTATCTGTGTGGACGTTTGGTGTAGAGCCGTATTGACTGGAGTACATCCATATAGCGTTGTTCCGGATCTGTACAATCTGCGGGAAGAGGTCGGAAAGAAGCTTGAGAAAATGGAAGAGGAATCAATTAGCGCCAAAAAATAAGGCGCATTTTTTATGCGAAAAAACAGGAGGGGACTATGGAAGACCAAATTTTTAATACAGCGCTAAATACCGGGATATTTGGTGCGCTGTTTATCTGGCTGCTGTTTACCACGATGAAGAAAAATGAAGTACGGGAGAAGGAGTATCAGAAGACTATTAGCGAGAACCAGGAAGTGATCCGGGAGCAAGCAAAGTCTTTTAGCCTTCTTTCAAGTGATATTGCCGAGATTAAAGGGATTCTAAAAGGAAAACCTGGGGAAGGAGAAGCCCAATGATGGAAATCAGACAAATGTTAGTAGACCCAAGTAAATATGGAATTAAATGTCCGAATAAAATGGCACCGAAATATATTACGTTTCACAATACCTACAATGATGCGCCTGCCGAAAATGAGATCCGTTACATGATCGGGAACAATAACGAGGTTTCGTTCCACGTTGCTGTAGATGATAAGGAAGCTGTTCAGGGTATTCCTTTTGATCGTAATGCCTGGCACTGCGGAGACGGGAACGGAACAGGAAACCGTCAGTCCATTGGGGTAGAGATTTGCTATTCGAAATCCGGCGGTAGCCGTTATTACAAAGCAGAAGACAATGCGGCGGTTGTCATTGCCCAACTAATGAAACAGTTTTGTATTCCTATTGAGAACGTGGTACCACATCAGCACTGGAGTGGCAAATACTGCCCGCACAGAATGCTGGATGAGGGAAGAATACCAAGCTTTATAGAGCGAATTAAACAAGCATATGAAGGAGAGGAAGACGACATGAATAGAACCTTACAACTGGAAGACTGGCAATGGAAACAGCTCTATGACAACATGGGGTTAGCCTGGAATGCAGGGAAATTTACAGATTGGGGTTGGATGGTGAAAATAGAAAACCGTTGCCTTACCGTTGACGAATTGGTATGGCTGAATAACCACATTTTAACGAGTAGCCTGTAGGAGGACGCTATGAATATAGAAGTCACAGATGTTGTCATTGTTGCTGTTATAGTCGGTATTGTTGAAATGGCGAAAGGAATCGGGCTGCCAGTTCGTCTGGCTCCGGTTCTATCCGTTATCCTGGGTATCGCGGCTGGAGTTGTTTACTTCCCAGGTGATATAAAGACAAGCATTATGTTTGGCATTATCTCCGGTCTTACTTCATGTGGTCTATATAGTGCTGGTAAGAGTGCAGTAAAGAAAGATTGACTTTATTTGTAAAATGGATTAAATTTATTTTGACTGGAACAAAAAGAGCCGTTAGGGTATTTCTACGGCTCTTTAATAAATATATAATTTAATTTGGCTAAAAATAACTGTATTATGGTATAATACACACGCCGCTTTTGTAACAGTAGAAGGGATGTTTTTTTATGAAGACGAGAGATGTTGATATCAGAACGTCTTTACACCATCGTCTGAAACATGAGCATGCTGAAAACTTGGCAGATACGTTAATATTAGATGAACTTTCTCTTTGCCAAGGTGATGCAAGAATTGATGTTGCGGTTATTAATGGTGCTATCAATGGATACGAAATAAAGAGTGAAAGCGATACTCTAGAACGCCTCCCACGACAAAGTGAAGTTTACAATAAAGTGTTCGATACTGTCACGATTTTAACAGCTTCTCGGTTTATAGATGATTTAATTGATTTAATTCCTGATTGGTGGGGGTAACTAAGGCTGAAATGGAAGAGGATGGGATAGTACATTTTTTTCCGTATAGAGAACCTAAAAAGAATACAGGTATTGATCCATTTGCTCTGGCTCAATTACTATGGAGAGACGAGGCAATTGAGATATTAAAAAGAAGAGACTTGCACAAAGGATTGCTCAGCAAGTCTCGAAAAATTTTATGGGCTGCATTAGCAGAAAAGTTAGATCTTCATGATTTACAAGATGAAGTTAGAAACAAACTTAAAACTAGAGTGAAGTGGAGAGTTCATTAGTGACCAAAAGTTCATTAGCAACGAAAGATAAATGATGATTGGTTCCGGTTTTACGCCATATTGTGGCATTACCAGGGCCATCATTATTATTTGCTACTTCATGTATGTAGCGATCTCCGTCTGAAAAAGATTTCCCACAATATTCTGGGTGTTTAATTAGTTTAGCGGCTAATTGGTGATACTGTTTGTTTCCAAACTTTCTGGTTACCCTACCTTTAAAAATCAAAAACTTGTCAGAAGCAGTATAACGAATATTTGCACTCATGTTTATATATCGAGGGTCTCCTTCAAAAGGAGCCGGATTAGAAATCGCATAGTCACCAAAATTAGGATTGCGGTTAACGCTTCCTTTTGAGGTGATATCCTTCCAAATAATCCATTCTGTCCTTTCGAATTGACCAGTTGAATCTGCAGTCACATCCGATAAATCTTTTGGAAAGGATGTCCCACAGAGTATGACGTTTCTCCATTTTGAAATGTAGGGTAGGCTATTTATGAGACCAACGAGAAATATACTTGTACGAATTCGATCTTTAGGATTGACATAACCATAATCAACTAGAAGGTCTATTTCTTCAGGAGGTAATTTTAGTTTTGCTAATAGAGAATTAATATTATCATGAAGTTTTTCGAAGTCATTTTCTTGAATCCTAATGCAAGCACCTAATTGATCTGTTTGATTAGCTAGTTTTACTTGTTCTTGATAATCATCATCTTGATTAGAACTGGTTACGGGGATTATTTTTTTTCCATGTTTTCTGGACTGTTGGAGAATATGTTCCAGAGGATAATGATCTGCAGACATTCTTTCAAGTGGATCTAAAAGCATGTCTAAAAAAACTGGTTGATTAGCCTTCCATGATTTAGCTAGTGTTTCGCCAAAATTAGCCAAATGTGCATCAATGGTTTTTTTACGCGTCTCATTTTCAAAATCCCATTCAATAGCAGGAATTTCAATAAGAGGTGTTATTCTTTCTTTAATCGAATCAGAAAGAAACTCAAGGGCTTTTTGTTCCCCTTGTTTCCACCTTAAAATAGGGACATAATGGTTTTCGTTAAACATTGAATCAACCTCACTTTATATAGTAGTTATAAGCAATTCTTATATTACTATAATTGGTGGTATATGGAAAGTGATGGTTTCATATTTTAAGGACAAGTTATAACTAGTAGACGCCTTATTGAATAACTGGTACAATATGGATGTGTGGAAGCACCATTACAGAAAGGGCCTTTGAGGAAGCACCTCAAGGCTCTTTTTTTGTTTCTTTGAACCCATTAATCAGCGGCCATACAAATGAAATACGTTCACTCAGTAACGAAACATCATTGTACAGTAACAAATAACGTAGGCCTAATAACACTCCTTCTTAAAGGAGGAGAGTGGACTAAAAGATCAGTTTGGAATATGTTTCTTAATTCTGGGGTATCATTAATCTGGTACTCTCCAGAAACACAAAAAGAAGATCACGTTTGGCTAATTAAACGCATTCGCGATCTTCTTTTTGTGTCCTAGACAGTGGGATCACAAGTGTTTAAAAAAAGGGGACGTACGATATAAGAGTAGCATACATTATTCTTACTGGCAAGACATATAATGTAAGATTCGTACAAAAAAAGAAGCTCCCGAACAGGGAGCCAACATGAAGATTTTCCAGAATAAGAAACCAGGTTATGCTGTAAGATTAACATAAGTTGCTGTATTGATCAAGGTAATATATGGGCAGGGATTTTCTTCCTGCACGCATAAAAAAGAAGATCACGAAGGTATTAAACCAACATAATCTTCTTTTTTTATGAACACTGGATCTTGTTCAGGTGGGACCAAGAACAAGATAAGATTAGATTATCATACCTAAACCAAGCTGGCAAGAACTGATCTCCTTAAAGGAGAAGGCAAAATTTAGGAAATAGGGTAGGGCGGTAGGTGTGTTTTCTTCAGTTCTGGGTAACATAAAGTTGATCATTCTATATAAAGAAAGCCAAGAAGGTAAATAATATCACCAACCTGGCTTTCTTTATTTTGAAATTTGGAAATGCTTTATGAAGAAACCAATATAATGATAACATACTCTGTAACCACAGGCAAGAACTGATGTCCTTTAAGGACATGGCAAATATTAGATAAAAAATATCACGAAAGCATAAAGTTGCCAACGTGATATTTTTGTGAAGAAATTGGTAGCACGAGTGTTTGACAAGGGAATGTACAGCATTAGAGTATCATACTTCATTCTTCATGACAAGAATTGAACTGATCTCCTTAAAGGAGATGGGTGTAATTGGTAGAAACAAATTGATCATTTACAAAATTGTTACTAAAAACGTTACATAGGTATTGACAAAAGCTCTTTGCAACCATCTCACCCGAAAACATCTGTTTTTGCAACCGGATAGACAATTGAGGTGCTTGTACTTGTAAAGAGATAATCCATATACTTGGAATTGACTTATTTATCCCTAAATTGTAATATTTAGAAGTAACTAAATCTTATATTGAGGAGATGGTAAACATGTATTTGTTAAATTGGGGAAAAAGAAAGAGCGTTATTCTATCTATGGCATTTTTCATGGCCTTGACCTCTTTTGTGAGTATAGGTTTAAATCCCGTTGTAGCCGCTGAAAGAAGTGATTCACAAACAGAGTTGGTTGCTTTGGTGGTAAAAGATAACTTGGAAAGAACCGGAGATTTATTGAAGATAAAAGACAAGCAAAAACTTAAACAGGATTTGGAAGCGAACCAGCTAGAACTTTCTGTACAAGATATTCAATCACAAGTAGATAATTTCAATACCATGTTACTCGGATTGCAAGGACAGGATAAAAAAGAGCAATTACTTAAAGCATTACAAGAAGTTGAAAATGAGATTGTAAAAGCGGAACGTGCTGCAGGCGTAAGGACACTTGGGTGTTCTGCAGTTTTAGGAGGATTAAGTTTGATCCATTCAACTGGATATGGAGCTCTAGCACTTGCATTAGGAGTATCTGGTCCCCTTGGTTTAGGAGTTTCAGCAGGTGTTGGAGCATTATACTATGTAGGCGGTTTAGCTTGTCATAATTAAAGGTGAGCCAAAAATGGGAATTCTTAAGAAGTATGAATTGTCTTTCATGCAGTTATTTCTAATGGTTTTTCTTTCTTACCTAATAACGTCAAGGTTTACAAGTAACATTCCTAGATATGTTTTGGTTATTTTAATCATCACGGTACTTAATGTTTTTATGGAAACTTTGTTCAATAAAAAACATACACGGGAACAAAAAGCACTTTGGTTCACATTAGCTACGTTACCGTTTAATGCATGTATTGTATTCTTGTATATAATTTATTTTGCTTAGCAAAGCAATACAGAAACAGCGCCCAGGATTAATGAACTGACCCCTGTCAAGTAGACAGTGTAAAAAACAAAAAAAGTTGTGGCACTAACCATACATGGTTGGTGCCATTTTCTATGCTGCTGAACTTAGAAGGTATTGCCTATATTCCAACGGCGTCATACAATTAAGTCTTTTCTGGTATCGACGAGTATTGTAGTAATCGATGTATTCTATCACGGCTGCTTCCAGTTCCTCATATGTATAGAACTTACGAAGATAATACATTTCGGATTTCATCATTCCCCAGAATGATTCCATTGGGCCATTATCTATACATCTTGATACCCTGGACATGCTTTGAGTCATACCTGCATCGTCTAGTTTTTTCTTGAAGATTTTACATGTATATTGGAAACCCCGGTCACTGTGAAAGAGGGGTGTAGCGTCAGGATAAGTCATATGGGCGATATCAAAAGTTTTAAATACAAGTTCATTGTTGTTGGAATGCCCTACCACAAAAGAAACAATGCTTTTATCCGACAAATCAAGGATTGCACTAAGATAAGCCTTGTTTTGGTTGCCATACTTCATTTCAGTCACATCTGTGAGCCATTTTGTACCAAACTCAGAGGATTCAAAGTCTCTGTTCAAGATATTTTCCGCCGTAATTTCAGGCGTGGAGTTTTTTCGCTTCCTGCGGCATACCGATTTAAGGCCTAGGATGCCCATAAGTCTGTATATTCGCTTATGATTGACAGTTACATGGCGTTCCCGGTTTAGTTTAATGGTCATCTGGCGATATCCAAGGATGCCATCCTTTTCCTCGTAGGCATCTTTAATCATGGGAAGCAACGCTTTATTAAAGATCTCATTCATGCTTTCTTTCCGGTTGATCCATTTATAATACGATGAACGTTGGATCCCCATAAGATCACATAGTTGACATATGGGATATGACTTCGTTTCATGGAGCTCGCGTATTGCAAGGTATATCGTTTCATACCTTACCTGGCTTAGAACCGCCTCCTTTCGATCTCGTCCAGTTTTTTTAGCAAATCGATCTCCATCTGCTTCCTTCTGTTCTCAGCCTGTAACAGCTTATTCCGAGCCCTTAGTTTCTCCACTTCGGACATCTCATCCTCAGATTTTCTTTTCCCGCGTCTGTCTTGAAGTGCATCCACACCAGATGTTAAGTATTTATTTGTCCATGAATAAACTTGCTGATAGGATACCTGGAATTTATCAGCTGTCTGGGCATAATTGTGTTGATGTTCAATGCAGAATCTGACGATTTCAACTCTCTCATCGTAAGTAGTTGTTCGTCCTTTTGTCATGATCGGCGCTCCTCCCGTTCTGGAAGTGTTCAACTTCTCATGACCATTATACTTCAGAATCCAATCGCGCAATTGGCAAGTTGACTTAATGCCATATCTTTTACATATATCCATGTGAGAACCGCCGCCAGCCAAATAGTCCTCGACAGCTATTCTTTTTAACTCTGCGCAGTAAGATGCATTCTGTGATGTTTGAAGCAATCCGTTTGGGCCTAGCGACTGGTAAGTCTGAAGCCATTGCCTAACGGATGAATGGCGTACATCAAGAAGTGCTGCTAAATGATTAAGCGAATCTTCTCCACGTAAATACTTTTCAACAGCTGCAATCTTTTCTGATCCTGATACTTTTGCTTTATGGGACATGAAAAAATGCTCCTCCTTACAGCAAACAGTTTTATTATTTCAACTGTCTACCGCAAGGGGAGCATATCACACCTCAAGGCTCTTTTGACTTTCCCCTTGAACCCATTAATCAGCGGCCATACGACCAGTCATTTGGCTGGTTTTTTTCTTAACACAAACGGTCTGGTTGCAAAAATCTCGGGGGATTTTAACGTGAGGGTGGGCCTGTTATCAGGTTCACTCTTTTTTTGTTTTCAATACTTTTTTTCATCAATGGGTGAAAAACTATATGTTTTTTTAGACATTTTTAAAGTTATATTTTAAGTGTAATCGAAAGGAGGATTGATTTTCATGTAGGTAGCAAAAGGAATTTTGAAAGCATTTACATAGAACAAACAAAGGAGAAGAAAAACATGGATAAAACATTAAAAACACAAGATGAATGTACCAAAATTATTGTAAAATTTAAGGATCAGGTACTACAATCCACACCTTTAGTTTTAGAAGAAGAGAACATCCTAACCCAAGGAGACAATGATTTTTTTAGTGACTTTTCTGGCTTGGAATTTAATCGTCTCATTTTTACAGTATCACCGGAAGATATGATTCAAGATTTGAAAACCTATAACCTACCCAAAGATTTGAGTTTATTTCATTATTATTCGGTAGAAGTTTCTAAAGACCAAGGTGATCCTCAATCTATTGTGGACAAGCTCAAACAATCTTCTCTTGTTGAAACGGCTTATATTGAACTGCCTTGTGTTGAACATGACATACCACATTCGGTTTCTGCAATAGAGGATCGCACAAAACATGGAGATGTATACGCTCAGCCTGATCGTAATCCTCTATTTAGAAAACAAGATTACTTGAAAGCTGCTCCCTATGGCATTGACTCCCAATATGCATGGAGTATACCTGGGGGAGAGGGGGAAGGTATTTTATTTGTAGATATGGAATATACCTGGCTGTTGGATCATGAAGACCTAGTTGATCAACAAATTGGGCTTGTACCGGGTAGTGTGGATTCTTATCCAGGTGATGGTGCTCACGGTACTGCTGTTTTAGGGATAGTTGTTGGAACCGACAATACAGTGGGTATAATTGGGGCTTCACCAAAAGCCCAAGCAAAAGGCACTTCTTACCCTAGAGAGAATGGTAAAAATAATATAGCTGATGCTATTATGAGTGCAGCTTTGGTGATGAAACCAGGTGATGTTCTTCTAACAGAGTTAGGTGGTGATGCCGGTCCTTTAGAGGGTGAACAAGCCAATTTTGATGCCATTAAATACGCGACGGATAAAGGGATTACAGTTGTGTCGACTGGAGGAAATAATGGTTTAAACTTGGACACACATAAAAATAAGGATGGAAAAAATGTTTTCAATCGGAACAGCCCAGACTTTAAAGATTCCGGTGCCATTTTAGTAGGTGCGGCTTCATCAGACCTTTCTCACACACGGTTATCTTTTTCAAATTACGGTAACCGAATAGATGTATATGCATGGGGTGAGAATGTTACCACAGCATATGCTAATTTAGAAAATATGAATATAAAAAATTTATACACAGATAGGTTTAACGGAACCTCTAGTGCTGGTGCTATTATTGCAGGAGCAGCAGTGAACCTTCAAGGTATTGCAAAGGCAAATTTAGGAAGACCATTCACACCCACAGAGGTAAGAGAACTATTAAGTGACCCAAATACAGGGACACCATCGAATAACCCGTCCTTTGATCAAATAGGGGTTATGCCCGATTTGAAGCTCATAGTAAATAAATTAGGAATCGGCTCAAATCTCCCGGGGGCCCCAACGGGGTTACAAGCAACAGATATAGAGACTAATAGTGTGACTTTAAAGTGGAATCCTTCTGAAATTAATGTGGGTATACAAGAATATTTGATTTATCGTAATGATACTTTAGTAGGAGAAGGTTCTAGTTCTACTGAATTTAAAGATAGAGGTTTATTGTCCAATACGGAATATCGATATACCGTTAAAGCTGTTGATGTAAACGGGAATGTTTCGTTAGCTAGTAAAGAACTTAAAGTGAAGACACTAACTGATTGGGGAATTCTATATTTAGAAGTAACGGATATCCAAACCAATAGTGTGACTTTAAAGTGGAGTCCTTCTGACAATGTTTCGGAAAATAATGATGCATGGTATTTTATCTATGTTAATGGTATTAGTCAATTTGGTACAAAAGAAACAGAATGGACATTTAATGATTTACAAGCGAGTACCAAATATCGATTTAGAGTTCAAGTTAAAAGTGAGGATGAGAATGTTCTAGACATTAGTAATGAACGTGAGGTGAAAACACTAGCTGATCAAACGATTGTATTAGAAGCAACAGACATCCAAAGCAATAGTGTGAGTTTAAAGTGGAGTCCTGTTTCTGAGAGTGCCGATCTATGGTATTATGTCTATAGAAATGATCGTAATGGACATGTAGGAGGAACTACAACACCTGATTTTGTAGATACTTTCCGTTTAGAAGCCAATACTGAATATCGATATAGGGTTCAAGCTGTTATTGATGGCAAAATGGATGATCCGATTGCTATTAGTAATGAACTTAAAGTGAAAACACTAGGTGATCAGACGCTTGTATTAGAAGCAACAGACATTCAAACCGATCGTGTGACTTTACAGTGGAGTCCTTATGATTTTGATGAGAACCAAGAACCAAAATATAATGTCTACTGTGATGGTACTATAAGAAAAGGAGCTTTTGAGCCGGTTACTACAATAGAAAGATTACAACCCAATACCGAGTACACATTTAAAGTTTCAGCTGCCGGCGATAATTGGGAAGATTTGCAATTCAGTAACGAAATCAAGGTGAGAACAAAATAGGATTCACCTGATTAAAGGGATAGGGCCCTGAGGAAGTACCTCAAGGCTCTTTCTGTTTCTTTGAACTCATAATCAGCGGCCATACGACCAGTCATTTGGCTGGTTTTTTGTTTTCCTTGATATAAACGGTCTGGTTGCAAAAATTGGAGAATGGTTGCAAAAGCATAATGAGGTGCTTATAGGTGACGGGATAGAGATGAAAGAAACGTTGAAGAATAGAAGTCTTATTCAAAAAGTCGGGGGACTTTAATGAGAGGGTGGGCCTGTTTCAGATTCACTCTTTTTTTGATTTTTGAAACATCAATTTTCTAACGAACAGTTTATTAAAGTATATATATTTCCATTTTTTAGTGGAATAATTCACCTCCATTAATTTACTAATATATATTTTACAGAATTTGAGTCCGAATTGAGGAAAGTGCCATAAAACCCATAGGAACTAAATATATTTTCACCCCGATAAATTATTTTTTTATAAAATATTTTTTATTTATGATATTATTTAATTTGTGTTTATAAAAAAAATTACACTATTTTTCATGAAAGAGTGGTTCTAACGTAAACATTTCTTGTTATTTTACAGAAAATGTAATTAACGAGTAATCTTACTAAAATTAAAAAGGAGATAGATATCTGAAATTATAAAAATTAAGACTAATTTATTTTTGAATGTTTACGTTATTACATAAATTTTTTGAAAGGAATAGATGAAGCTAACAATTGATATTTATTCTCAGTTGTTAAAGTAGAGTCAAAACTGAAGGATTTCTATGTAACTGAAAGGTGATAAAAATGCTGCAAAAAATGAATATCATGGTAAAAAAAACGTTACTAGTTCTAATGATTACTGTATTACTAGGAGGAAGCATTCTTCCTATTCAGGGAACAACCCATGCTCAACCTCCAAATAACCCGAATGGTGCCCAAGCAGCTACTGTTCGATGGCTAAGTGAATTAGCACCCGAAATTCTAACTTTATTTATAACACAAATGTGGTCGGCCGATTTTCCACAAAGAGAACCTAGTTGGAGAATTAACGAGATCATAGATGAAAATGGTGAAAAGAAGGCACCCGAGCGTCAGAGATTATTAAGATGGGATAGGCGTCCCCCTAATGAAATCCTTGTAAATGGATTTATCCCACAAGTGGTTGATCAACACCTTCTTCCAGAAGTAACCGATTTGTACGAATATGTAAAATCTAATACAAAATCGATATATGTTTCGACAACAAAAACGAGATATAAAGATGGGAAAAGACAGCAGCCATGGAGCCCAAGAACAAGGGATAATGGTGTAATATACCAGTATGAAATTTTTGCACCGGGAGGTATAGATGTGAATAGGTCCTTTGGAGAACAGTCTCCGTGGCCAAATCAGTTAGAAGTAGCCTTCCCAGGAGGAATCAGTCCTGAATTTATCCGATCCGTTAGAGAGATACATGATGGTAGAATCCAAAGAATTTGGATTAATCCTAATTTTCAAGACCCAGGAGAACTAGAAGGGATATCAGCCTCATCTAGTACAGAACAAGTATTGTGGCATCCAGATCATCCAGATGGTAATCATAAAGATCCTAATGTTTATAGCAGCACCAATCCAGATGAGGATATGTTTGGAGGTAATGGTTATGTACCAGATAAGGAGGATTTTCCGGTTTTTAAGGAATCAAATATACTTCCAGATGATGAGTATCAAATTCAAATCGATGGCCACATTATAATAGGTATAGAATCAGACCAAATTTCCAACATGTATAATTTGGGTTTAGATAAACAAAAGTGGAACTTTGTTTATGATAATTCAAAACAAGCTTATAAAATAATAAGTTCCCAAAGTCCAAATTTGTTGTTGACTTGGGATAGTAATCATTCCGGGCAAGTTATAGGTTATGAAGACCATGGATATAGTGATCAATATTGGCGAATTGAAAAAATGGATAAATTTTACAAAATTAAGAGTCATAAAGATCCTAGTCAGGTTCTATATCATTTAAATAATTCGGAAGGACAACCCTTGGAAGTAAGGTACGATGATGGATCAGAAGGACAAAAATGGTGAATAGCGCCTATTGATTATCAAATAATAAAAGATGGAGAATACATGATTGAAAATAGCAAAATAAATAAAGTAGCGGAATTAACACCTGATAAGCAAGTTATACCAAGTGATCATCATTATGGAAAGAATCAAGGATGGAAAATTACTTTTGATGATAGTAAAAAAGCATACCAAATAATAAGTGTGAGTAATCCCGATTTAACTTTCACTTGGGATAGTAATCATTCCGGGCAAGTTATAGGTTATGAAGACCATGGATATAGTGATCAATATTGGCGAATTGAAAAAACACCAGATGGTTTTTTGAAATTTAAAAATTATAAAGATCCAAAAATAGTTCTAGACGCAGCATATACCGATTATTTAATTGCAAATTGGGAAATAGATGGAGAAGGGACACAAGATTGGGCACTAATTCCTGTTAATAATCAACCAATAGCTGACGGTGAGTATCAAATAACAAGCAAAGAAGATCCAAATAAAGTAGCGGATTTAACTAATAATGCTCACGATAATGTTGTAATAAATGATAATCATCATGGAAATAATCAAAAGTGGAGATTTACCTTTAATAAAGATAAACAAGCCTACAGAGTTGTAAGTGTAAGTAGGCCCGATTTAGCCTTTGCTTGGGGTAGTCATACTGATTCACCCACAATATTTGGTGCCATTGGAGATTTTGATGACCAGTATTGGAGTCTGATTAGAACAACAGATGGTTACTTTCAACTGAGGAACTACAAAAATCCACATAAGCTTCTAAGTTTAACAGAAGCAATTAACGAAACTACATTAATAGTGTGGGATGATTGGGATGGTGAAGGAAAAGAAGGTCAAAAATGGTCTTTAAAGCGAGTAGATGCTCCTATCATTCCGAATGGCAAGTACAATATCTCCAGTAAACTGAATTATAGAAAAGTGGTAGATCATGATGTTTCCAAATCAAAAGCAGTAATGAGGGAATATATTGGTCTTTCCAGTCAAGGATGGGAATTTAAATGGAATGATAGTAAAAAAGCTTATACAATTCATCCTCAAAAAAATGATAATCTAGGCTTAGTTTATCAAAATAAAAACTTTCCTGTCATTATAGATGACATGGATGACTATAACCAAGATGATAATAAATTGTATTGGATAATAGAATATGACATTGTCCTTGGTGGTTATGTATTTAGGAGTTTATTCGAACCTTCGCAAGTATTGGATTCACAAGGTGGCTATTCTGGTATGGAGGTTATTAGTTGGGGAGCTTTAAATAAAAATCAAGTATGGAATTTAATGCCCATAGATGAGAAGAGAGGGAAAGAAGATATTCCCGTCATTGAGAATGGCATTTACAACATTGCCACTTTAAAAGACAATAAAAAGAAGATTGCTAGTAATGTCCCTAATAAGAAAATATGGTTTTGGGAGTTTCCTGCTGAATTTTTACATGACGAGGATTGGATATTTGAATGGGACTCCCTTAAAAAAGCTTATAAAATTAGTGCAAGAGATTTCCCAGAGAAACTGCTATACTTTCAGGAGAAAGAATCCTATATTGGTTTAATTGATAAACTGTACATTAATAAAAATAGTTTACAACAATATTGGACAATAGAACATGACATTGCCAATGATGGCTATGTAATAAGAAGTTTATATGAACCTTCACAAGTATTAGATTCGCAAGGTGGCAATTATCGTACGTTTGTCATTAACTCAGAATCAAAATTAAATAATAAAAATCAATTGTGGAATTTAATATCTGTGAAAGATAATAAGTAATGTTCAAAACACATCCGTCTCACTGCATAAAGTGAGACGGCATGCTTGTTATGCAAACCTAAATCTTTAACAAAATTAGTTTTTCATTGTTAAAAGGGAGAATAATAGGAGAAGGGAAATAAACCTGTCTTAGCGGCAGGTTATTTTTACATTGATTTCTTTGTATAAGCCGAGGTAATGCTATTGTTGGTTGTGATTTTCATAGTTTTTTAGCAATTTGGTTGGTAGGCAAGATTGTCAAGGGGTATTACTTTAAAAAAATGAGGAAAAATTTCGAAAAGGTCTTGACAAAAGCTCTTTGCAACCATCTCACCCAAAAACCTCTGTTTTTGCAACCGGGCTTTAAGAGCTAATACAAAAAGAGCGCCCAGGATTAATTTCCTAGGCGCTGTTTTGTTACTTACTAACTGGTAAGTCAAATATTTCGCAGGTTTCCAGAGTATCCTTCAAAAGTTCGCGGCAAGTTTTGACTTGCGCCTCGTCGTGGGTATTTTCAAAAAACTCTATCCTACTTTTGATTTCTACAACCCGGCCGATAAGTGCGCAGCTAATTACATTTACCTGGACGGGGGTAAATACTTTATATGGATCAATTTTCTCCATTCCTTATTCCTCCCACAGTTGAACTTCTTCCAGCAATTCATTTATATCTTCTTTGCTTCTGACAAGCTCTCTAAGTTTGAATAGAACACTTAACATACCATCTTTATTAAGTTCAGTGTATTTCACTGCTGCGCTATCAGTGATTACGTGTAATACTACCTTGTTCATCTGATTTTCAATTTCGAGGTTTAGAAGCATTTCACATGTGTTCAAGATCTCAGCAATTTGTGCCACTGACTTTCCACGGCTTTGATTCACTTTATAAATGGTGTTCATTTATTTTGTCCCCCCCTTAACCAGGTCATATGCTTTAACCAGGTTTTTTACTCTTTGTACAATCACTACATCCGAATGGTCTGACCATAAAAGTAAACGCAAAATGATTACAAACATGTTTTCAGGTGAACCCTTACATTCCGACAGATGGTCGTAGTAGTTACGTACCGATCCCAGGTAATCTCCCATTCCTTATCTCCTCCATTTACAACCGGCTTATTTATTGCGAACCACTTTTACTAAAGCCATTATTGATAAAACCAAAGCTGATAAGGCAACGATCCATGTAATTGTGTCCATGCACATTACCTCCATTTATTTTAAATATCATTTGTGTTAAGATTGGGATGGAGGGGAAGCACCCCTCCAAAGGAACTTTTAACGTTTGCGTGGCTTGCGGCGTTTGGTTCCTTTTTTTATTTTCTCCTGTCGGCTGTTAAGGTTAAGTATTATTGCCGTGCTGAGTTGAACTAATGCCGTCAGGAGAAGTACCCAATCTCTTACATCCAAACATTTTCACCCCTTTCAGGAAGCTATTATTTCACTTCCTGTATATAATGTATCACTTCGCGTATGTAATGTCAAACTATTTATTTGACTTTCTGTATTTTTTTTATTAATATTAAAATTAAATATACGGAAGGGAAGGTATTCATGCCATTTACATATAAACCGCTATTTAAGTTACTAATAGATAGGGATATGAAAAAAACAGATTTACGTGAGGCTATCGGTATCGGACCGTCAACACTGGCGAAATTTGAGAAGGGCGAAAATGTCTCTTTGGACGTAATTGACAGGCTATGCTCTTATTTTGGAGTTCAACCAAGTGATATAATTGAACATACTCAAAACGAAAAAGAGTCAACAGAGGAATAATCCAATATGGCCATATTTGTGCAAAATAAAAAGCCCCGAAGGGCTGCGGACAATTTTAATAAAAGGTAATATGTGGTACAATGGTACAAGCAATAGTGGCTTATACGTGGGCGGTCGGCATCACCTCGGAAAGGAGGTGATGCTATGATGGAGACGTTTCAGGCTCTTCAATTAATGTTCTTATTTGGAATGTTTATTTTAGCGCTTCTAACGTTTATCCAGAAAATGAAATAGATCGCCCACCGTGCAAAGGTTAAGTGCGATCTATTCGTAATTCCTTTAAGCCGACCGCCTAGTAGCGCGGCTATTGCCAGACCGTGGACGATACCAGCGTCTGCGGTATTTTTTAGTGTATGTCTAATACCATTATTTTAACACATGTTTATTTTATTTAACAAGTTTATGTGTTTTTTGCAAAATAAAAAGCCCCGAAGGGCTTTACACTTCTATTTAATAGCTTTATGCGAACTCTGTGGGTGTCGCTTTATCTGTTTTCTTGAACAGCCCCATGCAACCACCAATGATAAGAAGCACAGCAGATAGTATGTAAAGCATTGATACGGAAATAAACCCACCAATACCAGCAACCACCATAAAGATTCCTGCAAGCTTTGGTTTCGCTTTTGACATTGCTGCTCCAATAATACCTAATATGCTAAATAATATTGCCACAAAACCTAAAGTTCCTACGGATTGAGCTCCACTTGCTCCCAGGGCACTACCTACACCTCCAATAAAAAAGGCTATGATCCCAGATATAATGCCGAAGATTCCTCCAGTTAAACCCATTGCGAACATTTGAATTCATTCCTTTCTTTCATGATCATCTAGTATATTTCCACTATCACCCTATTAATTCCTTCTTGTTCCAATGCAAGAAAAATATTTTTTTACTTCTCAACTCTTCGCCGTTAGCTTACTATATGCTTTATAAGAGATATATACTAAGATGTATCAAATTGATATATCAGAATTGCTTGCAGCACTCCCTGTATCTATAATGGAAACAAGAAAGGCTTATTACATTATGAATATTCATACTTATAGAGGAATGACATAAATGAAAATAACTTGCATCAAAGCAAAAACCAAAAAAGAAGTGTTTACAGAGTTAGATATCCAGAAAGATGTGTATTTTATTGATAAAACTAAGAAGGTTCTTACCTTCCACTCTAGACAAGGTGTATTTTATCAAATTGTAACCTTGTCCATGTTGGAGAAATTGCTTGAAGGCTTTGGATTTGAAAAATTCGATGTAGGTAACCTTGTTAATGTCAATCTTATTAAAAATGTTGACATCAACAATAGACGTGTTTACTTTGATGATGGAAGCTACACGACTATATCTAAACGGCACATTAAAAAAGTTATGAGGAATTCACATATCACGAAAATATAA